AGAGCCAGTCCTGTAAGAGTCCCCAGCCCCAGAGCCAGCCCCAGAGCCAGCCCTGTAAGAGTCCCCAGCCCCAGAGCTAGCCCTGTAAGAGTCCCCAGCCCCAGAGCTAGCCCTGTAAGAGTCCCCAGTCCCAGAGCCAGCCCCGTAAGAGTCCCCGACTCGGGCAGAATGAGTCCAGTTTACTATAGTCAGGATGAAGACGTCCCTATGCCATTGCTGCCCGATACGCAAACATCCATAGGAGGTGCAGACTATCAGCTTTATCTGGCAAACCTGCAAAAAGAATATACTCTGGAACCCGAGTACGCCGCGGTAAGGCCGAAAGTTAGAGATCAGAAGGCTATAGAACGAGCTCTAAAGAGAGAGGCCAAACAAGAGCGAAAGGAAAAGGCCAGGGAGGAGGCAAAGATTGCCAAAGCGCTTGCCATGGAGGCGGAAATCATGGGGCGTGAGTTAGATAACGAACCGCAAGACGATCAGATTGGGCCAGAGTTTGGAGCGGCTTACCAAGCTAAAAGGAAGAGAGATGCAATTTTACCCCCCAAACCCTCTCAGGATACCGTAGACAAGTTTTACCAAGATTTAGCAGGATTGGCAGAACCCGTCCAGTGGGACAGAGCAGACGAAGCTCTGTACAACGATCTCCCAAAATGGGACGATACCAAATATGCAGAAGCGTTGGCTCTGTGGCCTCAGACTGTAAGCCAGCAAGAAGCAGAAGCCATTTTGGCCGAGTTTCAGAGCTTGACCACAGAAGACGCAGACCTCAACAAGGTGAGAAAGTCAATCCTCGGCGCCTTGGGGTTCTAATTCTGTGATAATTTTTTTTAATTCCTGAAAGGGAATTAAAAACGTGACAACCATGCCCGGTACTATCGACCAAGAGACTATTTTAAAATATTCTTCTGGCGCGCTGGTCGTGCTCTCTGCAGCCATCGCCATCATGATGATTTCCAACAATATGGAAATGTGGAAACCTCTGCTGGTTGGTGCAGTGGCAACCGCTAGCGGCTATATGGCATACGCTGAATGGTATCCTATGAAAAACTAAATAGCACCAAGTCCAATAGATAAATACGCATTCTTTTCCCGCCGGCTCCGAGGGGGAAAAAAATGTACTTTTTTAAAAGGTTTACTTAGGTAAAAAAAGACAATGAGTGCAGGAAACACGCTCCGCAAACGTCGCTATGCAAAGCTGAGCGATATAACCAATATGGGCGCCATCTTGGGTTCGCCAGACAAAGAATACTCTCAGGACGACGTGGACGACCAGTGCAGCAACGCCGGGTCTACACATTACTACGGTTCAGACCCTTCGCAGCAAGACGATTGCATGATCCATTATCCCGGAGAAGGTTGGTTCGCCAACATGAGCATGACTGAAAAGGTGCTTTTAGGCGCTGTCATCTTGGCAGTAGTGGTCATGGGGTTTAGAATGTTTTCAGGGAGCGGGGACGGAAACGGAGTCTCTTCTATGGCCCCGTTTTCCTCGGGTGGATATTTCAGCAGTTAGAGCGCTATGGAAAAAAGGTATGCGAATATACGACAGACGCTCCGTTCAGAATTGGGCCGCTGTGCCTGCCGAAAGGGGAGAGCCCGGAGAACGAGGAATCCCCGGTCCGGCTGGACCAAAAGGGAAAGACGGGGAGATCATTGACGTTAAAGGTGAAAAGGGTGAGGACGGCGATCGGGGCCAACAGGGGCCCGAGGGAGACAAGGGTCCTCGAGGTCGCATGGGACCCAAGGGGTTTCAGGGGGAGCGGGGTGCAAAAGGCCCCTCCGAACCCGGACCTGTGGGTCCCAGGGGTCCGCAGGGCGACACAGGTCCACGGGGCGACACGGGTCCTCCCGGTCCAGGGGGAAACAAGGGCGCCAAGGGTCGCACGGGCCCGACCGGTACAAAGGGACCTGCGGGACCAGAGGGTGATCAGGGAGACGTGGGACCCAGGGGTGATCAGACGGTTTACAATATTGGAGGATGGGTCGGCGCCGGAGGGTGGGTAATGATTTCAGGCAAAATTGCGCCAGACTCCTTGCCGGGTCCCAGAGGCGAAGCGGGAGACGAGGGGCCTGTTGGAAAAGAGGGCCCAAAGGGAGCCAAGGGACCCCGCAGCAAAAGGCAGGGGCCTACGGGCCCCACCGGCCACGCCGGTCCAGAGGGCGAAGAGGGAGAAAGGGGACCCAAGGGAGACACTGGTCCGCAGGGCCCGCCAGGCCCCAGCGGTCCAGACGGGCCGGTAGGTAGAATGGGTAGGTAGATGTTTAAAAACATGGCTCTTAGGATAATGGAACCGTACGGTTCATTCTTGTTTATCGAACACGGCGAGCAGGGCGAAGCAGGCGACATGGGAGAACCGGGCGAGACGAGGGTAAATCCGTGGTGGTCACTGGTCCTCGCGGGGACAAGGGTGACGTCGGCGCCACCGGACAAAAGGGCCCCAGGGGGCCGGCCGGACAGGTTGGACAGAGAGGCCAGAGAGGACCGCCCGGACCGCCCGGACAAAAGAAGGTTGGACCCATCGGGCCCAGAGGAGATAAGGGCGAAACAGGGGTTAAGGGAGGAGTAGGGTTAAGGGGTCCCAGCGGTGTGTCGGGACCTCAAGGCCCTACGGGGGAGAGAGGGTCATTGGGGCAAGAGGGTCCAACGGGGCCAAAGGGTGCCAAGGGACCAAAAGGGCGCAAAGTAACAGTGAACTACGACAACAGTACTCTCAAGCACAACATTTACGTTCCAGACGGAGATAGAGGATTTAGGGGTCCCAGGGGTCCCAAAGGACCGCAAGGTAAACGGGGTCTTCAGGGCCCTCGCGGTGACGCGGGTCCACCTGGTCCAGATGGCTCAGAGGGTCCGATGGGATCCCAAGGCGACAAGGGCGCAAAGGGTCTGACGGGGCCCAAGGGCATCAGGGGGCCAGAAGGACCAGAAGGACCAGAAGGGCCACAGGGTCCTGTGGGCTTAGAGGGACCTAGCGGAAACGTTTACGCATAAAATGTTTCTTTACGCCTAATAGCGTAAAGAAATGACACAATACAGGCTTAAAACTCTACATGTTCGTCGTCCGCCTCTTCGTCCGAAGCGTCCTCTTCAGTGTCCTCCTCTGCATTGGCCTCGGCCTGCTCTGAAAATTTAGCAATCTCTTCTCTCACAGAGCTAGAGAGTTTTTCCAAAACGAGCGTCTTTTTACGCTCGCCAATGTGCTCAACCATAAACACGTCAATGAGCTTGAGCTGGATAGAGGGCTTGGCACCCAAAAAGATGGAGTCTATAGCAAGATCGCACAAAACTCTGCACTTGTCCTTGATTGGTGGAATCTTGACCTCTTTTCCCCTGACAATTTTGTAAAACCCTGTAGCCACTTCACCCGGGTTTGTTTTAGATTTCAGCAGTTTGGGGTAAAGAACTGGTGCCCTGTCTGCCACGGGGACGCCGTCTTCCATCTTTTTGTAAAAAACTGTGAGCATGTCAATCAGAGGGTCAGGATACCATTTACCCGTGGCCTTCTTGACTGCGGGATCTTTGAGGTACCTCTTTACTCTGGACTCGATACCCTCTAACGCCTTGATAAATGCCGTCTCTTGTGAGGTTGCCCCTTTTGTGACGTCATAACAAGTCAGAGACATGGACCAATTGTTTTCACTGTCTTGAAACGTGCTGGCCCTGGCGCCAAAGGAAAACAAGATGGGCGTGTGAAACGAGATTGGCATTTTAGCCTTGGAAGTTTTGTCTTCGTAACGAATGTTTACAATGTGAGCTCCTGCTACCTTTGTAAACTTGACGGGTTTGCCAAAGCATATGCGAGACTTGTCGAAACTTGTGGGATCCATTGTGAGAGTGTGTGAAATATTCTTTTCCTCCGCACCGTTTCAGTTTCATTATAGTCAAAACATGATGATGCCATTTGCAGATAAAGTGTGCCTAATTTCACATAGACTGCCTAAACACAATGGATCCGACAGAGTGGGCATCGCGGCAAGTGTGCGCCTACCATTCCGGGATAGTGCTACGCCAGGATGACATAACTCCTTTGAGAGATTTGGTGTTTAAGAACCTTTCCGGACACGCCAGGAACAGAATGTTAATTGTCAGCGGCGACTTGGCCAAGACTGGCAAGTGCGAGGACGCAGAGGTGATGGACGTGGACAGAATCGGTTTACACAACTGGGAAACGGGCAGAGGTAAACCGCCGTTTCCAGCATACACGTTCGTCTGGTTCGAGTACGTGGCGGCAGATTTTATCGTGGACCCGCATGTTGCCACTGTAATGTACAGAATGAACACTAGGATTTGGATGGCTGTCCAGCGCAACTCGATAACAATCGCCAGTGTAAAGAAAGGGCCTCTGCACTTTAACAGTTGCGTTCCAGTCATTTACTCGAGCAGGTGGTGCCACAGAGTCGTCGAGTACAAACAGTCGCGGGAAGAGCGGTACATTGCGGCGTTGTACATGGCCACTTTTTGCGAGTCTACAAAAGCGAGTTTGCGGCCCGAGGAAGTGGCGGGATGTCCCGACGTGGCGTACGCCTTGAGCTTTATGCTGGGCTCCCAGTGCGTCCGTAAAATGCTTACCCTCGAGTCTGTGAGTGACTTTCTGGACCCCTCGCTTAAAAAAGCTTGGGACTCTGGCATGGCAGAGGCAATCACTCGAGTCATGCGAGGCGCCGACGCGTTGAACCACAACCAGTTTATGCAGGAACAGAGTCCCTCTTGCATGAGTCTGCAGCTCTCGGGCGAGATTGAGGGAAAGTCTCTCGACAGTTTCTGCCTGGTGACGAGAACGGCCACACTCAAACAAATTGTGGCAAACTGTGTTCCCAAAGGAGCCAAGGTTTACACCTGCAAACAGGCCCTCAGGGTAAAGAAACTACCTCCCGTAATCTACGTCCCCATGGGTTCGCTGCACAACTGTGGGACAGACGGGCTCAAGCTATTCGAACGGGCTTGCACAGAGTCAGTCAGCGTTGTAGAGTTGAGCCCGTCTGAACAGAGTCTGTACGTCATGACGGGGCCGTTTAGGGTTTACACCAGATCTCACAACAAACTTATTTACAGATTTATTAAAAACTTGTAATGTGCGTTTAAACGTATCCGTCTCTGCTAAAATGCAGAGATGGATATATGTATATAAATATAAATAACCTAATTTTTCCTCAGGCTCTTGATCCACAATTTAGTGTTTGCTTTGCTCTGACTCCACGTATACAAGGGAGCGTAGGTAAACGCCTTGTAGGCCTTGTTTGTTTTGACTGTAAACGATGTCCTGGCTACCGACAGGGTATAAGAGTTTAGGATGGGAGCCCAAGTTTTCCCAAACGCCGCAGCCACTTTTCGCTTAATGTCATTAATCACAGCTATGGGTTTCATAACAGCGTAGGGCACTTTGACTCGGGTAAAATCGCAATCCTCAAACAGCTGTGCGTTAAAGTCGTCGTAGCTCAGGTAGGGAGAATCGTCATAGCAGAAAAAGGCTTGCCCATTGACTTGTTCCCACTTGGGTCCCATGAGGGCCCTGGAGGCCTGCAGGTGCATCCACGCCACGTTTCCGGCGTAGACCCTCCCGTGCTCTGAACCGTCGGGAGAGCCCCCGTAAGATACGTTTCCCGCAGCTACCGAGTCTGAATAAAACTTTGCCAGCAGGTCGCACTCTTCGCCGTAGATGCCGGTAGGTCTCAGCGAGCACGTCCTGAGCGTTTTTCCTCCCTTGACAGAGACTCCCGTATAGTGGCTGACGAGCTGCTCCGCTTTAGCCTTAGAGAGGGGGTAAATGTGTTCGTGGACAATTTGGTAAGGAGTCTTTTCGTTCCCTCTGATAAACGGGCCCCCTCGGTTGTTGGGCCCCACAACTTCCATGCTAGAAGTGTTGACAAAAACCTTGACCCCGCAGGGCACGCAGCACGACAAGACGGTGCTCGTGCCGTTGACGTTGACTCTGTAAATCTCTTCGTCGGGCACCCTGTACCAAACGTCCACAATGCTGGCGGCGTGTATGACCACGTCTGCCCCCATCATGGCTTTGGTGACGGCCGCGGCGTCGTTGACGCTGCCCCTGACCAGCTTGAGCCTGGGGCTCCAAAACTCCATGGCGGGAATCACTGTAACGTCGTACGCCACAATTTCAGTCACCTCTGGAGCGTGCCTCAATAGGCACCTAACCATGTGCCGCCCAAAGAAGCCGCAACCACCAGTGATAAAGTATTTTACCATTTTTCCTCAAACAAACGTGTAGTTACGTTTGAGGAAAATACAATGTGGCAAAATTTTAATCATCGTTTCCTTTAATCCGTTTTGTCGTCAGTCTTGCCGATCCACCAGTATGGAGACTTTTTCGATGGGGTAGCCGAGTCCAGAGACTTGTTGAGCTCCCGCAGGATGAGGACGTAAGCAGTGGCCGAGCCCGCCAATGCTCCAACCATTGCGCCTAAAATCATCGCCGTGACCACACAAACCATTTTTAATATAGAGCGTAAGGAAAATGGGCGCAGCAGAATCTGTAAACTCTGTAGACATTGTCACCAAAGCTTATGCGGAAATCATGACCAACTTGGTGACTGATCAAAACATTACACTTGACCAGAATCAGGTGTTTAGCATAGACCACGTATCTGGTTCAGTGGTGGTGTCGGGTACCACTTTTACCCAAAAACTTGTAGTCAACCTGTCTAGCCTGATGAAGGCCTTGACCACTCAGAGCGCTCAAGATCAGTTGGTGGACAACATTGCTCAGCAGGCGCAAGCGGCCGTTTCCGGGCTCAACCTGGCGCAGTACGCCTACGTTTCAAACAACATTGACAGGCTCATCACAGCCTGCGTCAAGATGGCCACAGACATGAGAGTGTCTTGCACCGCCAAAGTCTCCATGACACAATCCTTCAACATTAGCAACGTGACGGGAGACGTGACTGTGACGGACGTCAAGCTGGACCAGTTTTCTCAACTGCTGAGTTCTTGCGCCATGGACGCTTCCGTAAACAACGTGCAACTCAGAGATATTATTTCTCAGATTAAACAGCGGGGAGACGCCACGGTCACAGGCCTTAACCCGCTGGCTCTCATCGCCATCGTCGTGCTGGTGATGGTGGGCACACCTGTCGGCGTGGGGTTCCTGGCGGGCAGGAGAGCAGTGGGACCTTTGCTGCTGGCCGCGGCCGCGGCGGGCGGAGGAGCCCTGATCGCGGGCTACGTTCCAAAAGCTGTAAAAATCAAGGGTTACGTTTCCGAGCCCGATTTAGATTCAGTGGTCCCTGCAGAAACGTTCAAGGGTGTTTCTCTCAACACTGCCGTCGCCATGTTAGGATCCAGGTCAGATTACGGAGCGCTGTACTGGAAAAATTATACCGTTAAAAACGGCATGGCGTTCAAGATGGGTTCACCCATGGCGTATTTCGCACCCTCTGGTTACGACGCGGCTTCGTGGGCTGGAACCGGTCCGCCGGTCCCTCCGTTTAGGTCCTTTCCCAAACTCTTTCAAGGGGAAGGCGAACCCGGCGTCAGGCCCAAAGCGGCTCACGGCACAAACGCTCCCGTGGCCGGACCAGACAAGGGCGACGCTTACCTGAACGTTACCAACGGCTATTATCATGTTCTCGGGGATCAGGGTTGGAAACCGTACGGCAATTTACCCGGGCACGTCAAGGGAGTTTCAGACTCGTGGGGTACGGATGACCCAAACGCAAACTTTACAGTGAGTAAATCAGACAGGTACGTGTGGGTGGACCAGTACGCGCCAGTCTCTGGCACGGTATGGAAATTTTCCCTCAAGACGACCAAATGGGAGCAAACCCAACCCGCTTCTCGGATCGCTATAGACATTCCTCTTACAGACACACCTGCAGATTTTAACGTTTGGGCCTACAAAGACACGACACTGTCAGACACAGTCAAGTGGGCTTCTGTGGGAACCGGTTTGGCAGGAGCGGCCCTCACGGGTTCTGCCATAATGTTTCCCGACAATCCATCTGCGGAATCGCAACAAGTTAAAGAATAAACACATTTGGCCAACAGGCCAAATGTGTTGAGGTAAACAATATATTATCACAAATCAGACGAGTGCATCTCGGCTGCATTTACATGGATGGCGATTGGGTGGCTTTGTTTTTCCTGTTTCTCCTAGGTCTGCGTGTTGGGCAAGGAATAGCAGGAGGACAAGTTGGGCATGCTGTAGCAGGAGGACAGGTGCCAGCAGATGGTTTAGTTTTGAGGGCGTTCTTGTCGTCGCTCCAAAGCACACCAGCCTTTTTTAGCATTCTAAGTGCATAGTCCACTTCTTTACAGTCTCCGTACCCGTCATTATAACTCTTGTCATCGCAACCGCACTCTGCGTCTGAAACATTAGTACATTGTTTGGTAAACACCTCGCCAGTGGGACATTTAGTTTTACATGCTGCGCATTCGCTGTGCCCATTTGGTAACCCGCTAAACCTTCCCTGAGGACAAGGTTTACAAACTGTAGGTGATCCAGAGTTAGTGCAAACAGACGCTGCATATTGTCCTGCAGGACAACAAGTACAATACCTGATTCTGTTTCCTTCCTGAACCTTGTACTTGTTCTCGTCATCACCAAAGCCGCAGGGTCTGTAATCAGAGGCCAGAGAGCAGGCCACAGCCACAGCAGCAAAGATTGCGATAAAGAGCTTGTTCATGATTGTGTTAGGTACAGTTGAGAGAGGTTACGAGTACAACATGTTGTTCATCTCTACAAGATAAAATGGCAAAAACGGTGTTGGACATTTTTAGCGGAACACATTCGGTCAGCAAAGCCTGCGACATGGCCGACTCTGAGTGGCGATGCACCACTGTAGACTTGGCAGATTCAGACTACAACGTGGATGTACTGACTTGGGATTATAAGCGGGACCTGCGACCCGGGCAGTTTGACCTGGTGTGGGCCAGTCCACCTTGCAGGTTCTTTAGCAGGCTGAGAGACAGCAACACCGGCAGGTACGGCATCACAAAAGAGAGTCTACAAAGAGATTTGGAAACCAAGGGTTTACCGCTACTGGAAAAGGCGCTAGATATCATAGACTACCTCAAACCCAAACATTACATTATAGAGAACCCGGAGACTGGGCGCATGAAAGATTACATGACGGGTTACAGCCACCACGTGTTGGATTACTGCGCTTACGCAGACTGGGGATACCGTAAACGCACCAGACTGTGGACCGACGTGCCGGGATTCTCGCCCAAGTTGTGCGCGGGCTACGGAGTTTGCCCGTCCACCGAGCTCAACGTCGTCACGGGTAGGTGGGGTCACCGGCTGTCTACAGACTCTGGAACGCGAGGAAGACGGGGCACGACCAGGAGAGCCAGGTACAGAGTGCCTCCAGAGCTCATACGTCAGCTGTTGAATTTATGTCAAGACTGTTGAGCGATACGACTGCTGCGGTAATAGCGAGCATGGCAAACCGTTGCGATTGCTCTGGAAAACACTCAAAGCTTGGTCCTGAGGGAGGAAACGGGCCATTTAGGTTTAACTACGGCAGCTCCTGCCTCAGCGATTTGCTAAGCAGAGGTTTGTTGGTTTCCGTGCCTCGCATCGTGGCGATAGGGAGCGGAGACGGTTACGTCGACTCGGCTCTGGCGGAAAAGGTATTGGGCGCTCGTTCGGTTGCGCTGACTGACATTAATCCCGGCTCCGAAAACGTGATCGAAATGAGCTGCTCTCGGGTCGTGGAGACATGCGGCGACGCGGCGCTCTTGTTTTGCTTTCCATTCTTTGCGGCAGGCGGTTACACAGATTGTTTGAAAGAGTACGAGGGAGACACTGTCGTCTACGTGGGCGAGATGTGCGAAAGCGGGCACACCAATCCCGGCAACCTGCTCGAACAACTCGGAGAAAGCTTTGTGCCCGGGGTGTGCGTAGAGCTTAAAAAATATCCGCGCAAGTACCCTTCCACGTGCGTGGAACATTTGGTGGTCTTCACCCGTTGAATATAGTAAATCTCAAGCCCCGCCTTGACGGGGCTTGAGATTTCTTTTCACGCGTTAGTTGAAGGTAGACGCAGAAGGATATCTGACTGAGGAAACACAAGCACCATGAGCGCTCTAAACTTTTCTCCACCCACCATGTGCGAGTGCAACGGGGAACACTGTATGCTAACGGAACGCACTACAGAGTCGGATTTGGAAAAGAGGCCTCATCAGTTTAACTACAGCAGCGCGTGCCTGACTCATTTGCTCGAGCACGTAAACTTGTCTGACATGTACCCAGACAAGATTTTATCTGTAGGAAGCGGCAACGGATTCCTAGACGACATTATCGCCAAAAGAGTATTTGGCGCCAGCAAAGTGCTGCTGACCGATTCGCAGCCCAGACATCCAGCCGTACAAAAGATGGATTGCGTGGAAGCCATCGAGACGGTCGGCCACATGTACGATACTTTAATGTTTTGTTACCCGTCCACCAGATCCACGGGCTACAAAAACTGCCTAGACAAATTCGATGGGTCTTGTGTAATTTTCATCGGAGACTTGACGCTCACCGGCCGCAACAACCCCGACGGGTTGTTAGAACAGCTTTACGCTAAATATAAACAGTTTGGTAAAACGCCTCTGCTCAAGTGCAAAAAAAGTTGCAGCTCCTCGACTAAAACGGACTACATTTCAGTATTTGGATCGCTCAGATAGTGACACAATAGCTCATTTTCCCATTCCCAAAGAGAATGGGGAAATGCAATGAAGCTAGTTTTAGTAACCCTCAATTGTAAAAACCTTTTCGTATAAAAATGTGAGGGGTTTTCTGTCAGCCTCTGCAAACTGCTGTCCTGTAGAGTGTCCAGGCACAACCTCTGCCATACCGTCGCACTCGACCATGCTGGGCATAAACGCCTTTCGCTCGTACGCAGTCACAGTCAGCTTTTGGGGTTGGGCGCTCCAACTAGTGGGTCTTTGGACGTGAAAGCTGGCGTCAAACTGCGCAGGTCTTTTGATGCAAAAGATTGTCTTTGGTCTGCACACAAAACTTCCCAGCGCGTGATTTGGAGACAGAGCCAAAGAAACTTGGCATTCTTTGGTAGTCATGTTGACTAGATCCACTGTAAAACTTTTCCCATAAGGAACCATCCACACGTTTCCCGAACGTTGGTAAGGGGAACCTGTGACGGGGTCGCACAAGTAGACAGAGAGAGCCATTTTATATAGTGGTTTATCATGGGTTAACTGCTACGTTTTGCGATGCAAATTTTACTTTAAATCTAGGCAGTCCATCTTTTACCACAGAGGGCACACAGAGCAAACAGAGTCATGGGTTCGTCTGCAGATCTAGTCTGTTTCTGATAAGCGTGCACGCGTTTGCTTTTACAGACGGGGCAAGTCACTGTTCCTTCCGAAGGTAGGGCCGGAGGCTGATGGTTTTGCAGTTCAGACTGTCTCAACTTGTCAAAGCATGGATGGCTAAAGCCGCGTCTGCCCGGACAAACGCCCTTTTCCAAATCCAACGCTTGTTCCCAAACGTCTTTAAAAGTTGCCATTATTTCGCCTGTTTCAAGTCATTGAAACAATGTTGGAAATTTTAAAATTTCACGTTGTTGAGAGAAAAAAACACAATGGACGTTGGTTTACACAGCTGGTTAACCAGTTTGCTGAGCAAGGGGGTAAAGGATAAATATATCCCCGTCATCTTGGAAAGAACAGACTTGTGGACAAAAGTCTTTACGCCAAAACACGTAGACCCCACAAACAACTACGAGGTGCTCGAGATTGTGGGGGACGGTGTGGCTGGGTACTTTTTCCCCATCTATTTTTTGCAGAGATTTCCTCAGTTAAACAATCCCAAGGGGGTCAAGGTGGTAGCCAGGCTCAAGATTGTTCACGCTTCGAAAAAATCTTTTGCCTCCATTGCCAACTCGCTGGGGTTTTGGCAGTACATCCGTAAAGGTTACACAGTCATCAACCAGGGCACAAAGGAAAATTTACTAGAAGACACTTTTGAGGCTTTTCTGGGAGCCCTCTCCACGGCCGTGGACGACAAGTTTAAGATTTTTGGTTTGGGGGCTGCTGTGGTGTGCAGTTTTCTCAAGCACATTTTTGACGGCATAGACATTAGCCTGGACAATGTCGTCTTGTTTGACGCCAAGACTAGACTCAAGGAACTGATGGACGTGAAAAAGAACGAGTTTGGCGGAAACATTACCTACGTCGAAGACGGCAATTTTACTAAAATTATCCTGGGCAACAGGGTGATTGGACAAGCGTCTGGAGCCATTAAAAAGGACAGGGAAAAGGAAGCTGCCGAAGCGGCTCTGGCCCTCTTGAAGAGAGAAGGCCATTTCCGAGACAGACCCGACGACGTGTTGATTCAACCCGCCCTGGGCCCGTCTGGCGCGGACCTGACTGTAGCCTCATCGGCCATGGGAGGGGCCACAGTCTTTTTGGGAGATGAGGTTCAGGGAAGCGGGGGCACGGCAGCTCAGGCGCTGGCCAGAGCGCCAGCCGGTAAGAAACCCTCTGCCGTAGATTTGGTAGGTGGAGATTACAAATCTAGGCTCAAGGAAATTATGGAATCGAGGGGTGAGCTGGACTCGCTGAGTTATGCGCACGAAAACATTACAGTCACTTTGCTGTACAAGGGAGTGCCTGTAGCCACCGCGGCCAATCTGGTAAAGAAGGTGAGAGAGCAAATGGCTGCAAAAAAATATTACTTGCAAATTACAGCCTAAAGAAAGAGGTTTTTCGTATTGAAGGGGTCAATACGAAAACACGTCACACCTCAAACACGTCGTTCCAACTCAGCCTGGGCTCCGTTAGCTTTCTTGCGGCATCTAGTATAATTTTTTGCAATCCTCCCCAGCCTTTAGCCTTTAACCATCTGGCGTTAAAGTGGCCGTAGCGTGACGAGGGCGGCACTGCTTCCAATTCCCGGGTGAGGCGGCCGTGTATCTCGACGCTCACGGCGTACATGTGAGCGTCTTTTCTCCAGCACCTGAGGGGTCCTCTTTCTTCTGTCATCAGATAACCTGCGCACGTTCTGATGAGAACGGGTTCGGCGCCTGGCCTGGGATCAAACATTCTTAGGGCGGCATAGTCTGGAAGTCTGGCGTGGTGAAGCCAAGCGCCCCCCAATCTCTTGACGTACAAGTCAATGTCAAACACTTGTAATTTATCGTGGCAAAATCCCATTCCGTCGTGAGCGCTCACGCCGTATAGGATGGCAGACGAGAGGACCCTGATCCGCCCAGATCCCGTTGCCACCTCTATCTCTCGTTCGCTCAAAAAACATGCCAAGTTTTCTTTTGCTTCCAATTTATCCAACATTTTAATCAGCGGGGGCCACCAATATCTCAGCGTCTGAGACAAATCTCTGCACCATTCGGTGCAATTTCTCAGAACGCGGCAATCTACGGCTATATCCAGCAGCTCTTGGCCGTTTGTCTCTAGCGCCATGTCAGCCAACTCCACGTACGCCTGCAGAGCGCTTCTTTCCAATGCGCTCGGATCCTGGTCGTAGGGTTCTAACGTGAGCTCCCTTTCCGCCAAAGCGACCTCCACGGTATGCAGTTTTTTGTTTATGTGAACCTTTGCGGCTTCTGTCCAATCCAGTCTTTCTCTTGCTTCTTGTCGCTGCGAAACGACGGGTGAGATCCCGCAAGACTGTTTTAGTCTTCTATATCCTCTAGGTACGTTGCACAAAGAGGGTTTTTTCTGACTCGCGACGGACCCGAAAACCGTGTCAATGCATTTGAAGAGCATGTCCTTTAAAAAATTTGGCCTGCCGCCTCCGGGGTCCAGGAACCCCATGGTTTTAGCCATGGATAAAACTCCCATGGCCTCTCTGCCGGGCATAGCGTCTAGAGGGATACCTATAGCCTCAGAGAGCGTTTGTCTAGCAGAGGCGGCTTCTTCCATATCCTTGTCCAAATCTTTTAACCGTTGAAGCATTTCTTTCGTTAACGTCAAGTCTTTGCGTTTGGCCCGTCTCTCCAAAGAGTCGTCTTTAAGGTCTGGTTCTTGCGCGAGAGAGACCGGTTGCGCTTCTACTGCGACGGGAGCCGGTTCGCAGTCGCGATGCTTACCGGTGGTGGTTTTACAAACGCGCCGTTTCCTGGGTTTAATCAGGATGGGGTTGATTGTCACCGTTCCGCTCAAATCCAACAACATGGTCTTTTGTTATCACAGAGCCCGGGGAAAATGTTATTCGTGTAAACCGGAACGCGCCACCAATATGTAGAACATTTAACCATGAAAGGTGGCAAATTTTGGGACATGCTGACTATTCGCAGGACAGCAAAAAAGAGGAAAATATGCATGGGAGATCTTCACGCCATGGAACTGGGTATATCGGATCAAGCTGTTTTGGCCGAGAGAGCTTTTGAGCTGGCCAAAGAAGCCAGGAGGATAGCAGAGGCTGCGGAAAATGTAGGAGCGGTGGCCGCCGCCAACAGCTTGGACTTTAAGTATCACGAGGCCAGGGGTTACGGAGGCAAGGCGTACGCCGTAGCCACCTTGCCCAGAACTTGGACCAAGCGCTATAAAAGTGAAGTATAATTTTGACGGCTATTGTTGGTGAAACTAAACCAGTTTGTTTAGGATGGAAGGTTGCCGATTTTACAGAGAATCTCTGCCCGAGAAGGGCCAGGTAACAATGTGCCGCGTTTTACCAGAGCGACATTGGTGGCAAGAAGGATTCTTTGTGATGATGCTAGAATACGGAGGCGCAGAGGGATTCGTTCCAGCCGAATTGCTCAACAGGTGGGGAAGATGTAGGGATCACAAACGGTACATGGAGCCAGGGGTAGATTACTGTTTGCTGGTCCACAAGGTGGACAAGGAAAAGGGTTACGTAGATTTGGCCAAATTTGGAGTCTCCAAGTTTGACAAGATGCAATGCAAACAGAGGTACGCGGCGGCCAAGCGAGAGCACGCGGCTCTTTGCAACCTGGCTTCCAGGTTGGGCATGACTACCCAACAACAGTTTTACGATTTTATGGCAAGGGGTGTGTGGAGTTTACGCGAAAAGGGGATAAAGACGACTGACATCAAACAAGAGCATTTGGAGGGAATGGCACTCTCTCCTATAGAGAGGATGGGGCTCTTGGACTCTAAGCTGAGACTACAGAGCTGTCACCCAGTGACCGTTTCTGTCGGCGTAGAGGCGACCAACATGAGAGAGGTCATCTGGGCGGTTCAAGAGGGATACGATTTGGCTCATCTCTCCAAAGGCGTAGGATGCCAAGACTCTACGTTTACCGTATCGTTGCCTTCAGACGACAAGTGCCAAATTACAGTGACTGGAAAAGACTCGGACTGCGCCTACAAGACTCTGTACACCGCTTTAGACTGTCTAAAGGCCAGGTGCGCCGCAAACGGCGTCATGTGTATAGTGGGGGCCATTCCTGTGTAAGCAAGAGCTTTACATTTTCCGTCAAAAATATTGACGAAAAATGGTTATAGGTGACATGTTTGTAAATAACTAAATTTCTTTTAAAAAAGATGGCAAATTTTTTGGAAACTGTAAACACTGACCCTGTCTCTGCTCACGACCAAGGACGGGTCAGCGACTCCATGTGGCCCGGTTACGCGGGACACGACCACTCTGCAGTGTGGAGGACGTGGTCCTACGTCTACAACTGTTGCAAAAAGGGAACTTTTGTCCAATTTAGAGCGGGAAAGTTGGTGACGTTTGCCAAGTTTAGCAACCCGAGATTTTCCAACGGGGCCAACTTTGACAGGGACTATATGCTAGACTTGGTGGACAGGGCAAGAGAGATTCAGGGTTACGGGCCCTTGGACAGAAAGAGAGAAGCGCTTCATCCCGACAGATGGGCGATAAACGGATCTCTGTTTCGCTACGATAACGTTTCAGAATCTGCTACGGGTCCAAACAAGGTCATTATGAGGGCTCAGTTGGAGCTGCTTCAGGCGAGACGCGAGGTCCCCGATTGCGATTTTATCCTCAACGCCAGAGATTACCCACTTGTGTCGAAAACGGCGCACAGGCCTTACCCTCAAGCCTACGGCCCAGACGCTCCCCTGCCAGAACCATGGAAACGGAATTTCGGCGGTCCTCTGATACCGGTCATGTCTGTCTGCTCGGGGCCCGATTACGCCGATCTGCCCGTTCCCACCTACGAATGCGCCGCTCACGCCTTTTCTCTGGAAGGGATCGATCTGAGGGCGTTTGGCGGACGGTTCACCACCACGCCTCTGGAAAAAGACTTGCCTCTGTGGAAGGACAAGAAATCTCTGGCCGTCTTTAGGGGCTCGAGCACGGGTTCCGGGACAACAGCAGAGACAAACCAGAGGCTCGCCGCCGTGTCCCTGGGTAGACCGGATCTGATTGACGCGGGCATCACCAAATGGACGCTCAGGCCCAGGAAAAGAACGGTTGACAAAAAGTACTCTATAATCGAACCGACCGGCCCGGTATCCAACACCATGACTCCTCTGGACATTGCCGGTTACAAGTACGTGCTGTGCCCGTGGGGTAACGCGCCGGCGTTCAGGCTGCTGAGAGATTTGTCTCTGGGGTCTGTGGTCTTGCTTCCCTCTACCCCGCCCGGTCAAGAAGAGCTCAAGATGTGGTTTTACAATAAACTTAAACCTTGGGTTCACTACGTTCCGGTGTCTGGAGATTTGTCTGATCTGGTAGACGCTATCATTTGGTGTAGAGAAAACGACGTCGAGTCTCAGGCCATAGCCGCCAGGGGACAATCTCTGGCCAGGAAAACTCTGAGCATGGAGGGGCAGTTGGATTACTGGTTGGAAACGATATCCCTCTTTAGGAGCACCTTTTCCCCAGAGGGCTACAACTCGCCCCCTTCTCCCTCTACATTTTCTCACTTTATGGTGGAAAGGCATCTGGCGTCTCTTCCCAGGTACGAGCAGTTGCCTCAACCCAACCGTCCGGGCCCCAAGCTTCCCAGGTGCTCTGGGACGCTCAGGGGATTGAGGTACGCCGCCGATTTGGGTTGGGACCTGGGACAGACTGCCAAAGAGCGGCAAACGACAATGGCCGCCGGGTTGCTGGGATTAGAGTTTTTCAACAAACTAATCGCCAGGGTACCTCATTTCAGATATACTTTTAAACTGACTGACTCGTATTCCGCCTTGCAAGAAGTCAACCCGGGCGAAGTTTCGCTGGCAGATTGGTTGGTGAAAATGGGCGGTTGGCGTAAAGAACGCCAGCTAGCTCTCATGCTGTGTCAGATCACGGCTGCCCTGGACGAGGCTCAGGCGGCTGGAGGCGCCGTGCTGGGAGACCTGTCTACCGCCACGGTTCACGCGGTGCCCGGACCCCATCCAGAGTACGTCTACCACGACGGACGGGGAGGCTCTTTTGGTCTAAAGTTTTTACCCGCCGATTGGTGGGTCCTGATTTCTCACGGTCCCTCGGCCAGAGCCAGGATAAAGTTGCTGGAGAGGGACGGAAGGAGAGGGTGGACCGTCACGGTGGGACCACAGCCTTGTTACCCCGGGTTGTCTGAGCGGTGCTGGCATGACGTTTGCACTATCCTCTCTTCTATTCTGAGGACCCTTAGAACGGTGAAGGGCTCGGAACAGTTGGCTGGTAAAATTATAAGAGCAGCAGGGGCCAGCTACGCCGAGTGCGCAGTCGAAGCTAACGAAGTTTCCGACTATCGGGCCAGGGTCAACCCCCTAACGACCGCGTCCCCCCATCAGTTTAGGATGGGCATCATGCGCGAATTTGGATTAACGGACCAAGGCTGGGCGTGGGTAAAGGAAAAGGAAACTATAGAAAAGGTTTTGAGGCCTTGGGAGAGAGGCCTTCCGACGTATCTCGTCAACCTCTGGAACAAGGGGAGCAGGTCTGCGGCGTTGAAGGCTTGCGCGTTAGAAGTGTTGAGGAAATCTCCTCCCAGACCAGAAACTATGCTGGCGGCGCATCAGATGGCGCAAACTTACACCAGGGTGGCTGGAATGGATCTGGACGTCAGACCCGAATGGACAGAGGCCAGGAATCACATCATGTCTTTGTGGAAACCGCCAGCCGCTTTGGGCAGGACCGAGCGCGACCGGCAGCCGCCTCCGCCGTGCCAAGACCCGGACCCGTTTGGCCCGTGCTGGGCTCTCCCGCTAAAGACGAGAGCTCCGGGTTCTTTTCCAGAGTGGTTCGATCCCGCGACCGTGGGAAACAGGTTAGAGGCTCTGGGGCAAGGGTTTCTCGGCGCAGAGTCTTGGATAGAACTGGGTCAAGATTTAGTGGCTGGCCATTGCTCGTGGGAGTACGCCGCGCAGCTGGCCTTTAACCCGACGGATTGGGACGAGGATGAAAAGCTGCCCTTTAGACGCGAGATGCGAGCCAAGCCAGCCTTTGAAAGGGTCGTAAAAGACGCAAACGTATAAAGTTAACGCTATGGATCCCAAGCTGGTAGAAAACGTTGCGGCAATGCTGTCTAGCAGGGGTTGCGGCAGCCCCTGCGAGCTAAAGTTTAGGACGTGGCAGGACCTGGGTCACGAGTGCGTCAACCCTCCACAGGGATACGCTATATGGTACGCCTCCTGCCCCGTGGCGGCGCCGTTCATGAAAAGGTTTGAGCCCGAACCCGATGCCGTCAACCTGTTAATTTACGAGACGTCCATAACGTTTGACGCCGTGAAAAAACTGGCGGCGATAGACAACTTGGAAACGTTCCCCGCCGCCAGTTTTCAGTTTAATCTGGCCAAGCTTATACCGAGACACGTTTTATGGAAACGCTTAAACGACCCTGGCTACCCTAAAGGAGCCAAGTTTTATCCCAGGCTGTTGGTCTCGGACCCCGCGTGCAAGTACCACGGGTTCCGCAGAGGAGACTTGGTTCACGTACACCCTCATGACGTGTACGTGGTAATCTGAGACGGTCTGTAGCCGTTGAAAAATTTTTACAGGTCGAGGAAAATCCTGTAAAAATATGTTTATGGACATTGCTCGATAATTGTAGGTTTAAACCACAAACAGCTCTTTTGTTCAACAAAATGGAACTCTCAAACAAGACCAAGTTGGAGATTGTTGGCGTGCTGGAAAATCTCTCTAGTAGAGATTTCCGCTTGGCCGCTTGGACCGCAAAGCATAGGATCCGTAAAAACCCAGGCGATACTCCCGAAGAGTTTCTAGACACAATCATCTCAAAGGGTATCGAGCCTCTGCAGTTTTTCCATGATCTGTTTACAGATCTTCACCTGATGCTGTCTGCTTCAGAGATTAGAAATTTGGCCCAAGCGGACACGGCTGCTGCGTCTGGACCCAAAGCCGAACCAGTCGTCCAACCTCAGTATGTGACGCTGGAACGATACGAAAAGGACATGAGGCAATCTTTTTCAGAACGGGCAGCGTTAGTCAACAGAGTCCAAGAATTGGAAACGGAGCTCGCCATCGTAAAGAGCGTCGTCGATAGGATGCAACAAACTGTCCAGGCCCTGCAGGCTTCGGCTGCGCCCAAACCTCAGCCTCGCAAATTTGCGTCGGCCGGACCCAACATTGTGATACCGGAAAAACGCAGCAGATCATCGCTGTACTCGGTGTTTGAGAACATGTCCTCCCAACAGTTTATCAGGATTAGGATGGCGCTGATTGACGACCAATTGGAAACGATGGGCTTTAAACGCCTAAAGGGAAACATGTCCAACGCCCCTGTAAAAGATATAGTAGACGGGCTTTATAGCGCAAACAGCGATAGAGCTTTCGAAGCTGTGCTGGCTGCAAACAAGATTGCGTACGGTTAAAAAGAAATCCCAATGTTTAAATTTTAGTGGCTGAAACGGCCACTAAAATTTTGAAGGGTTAGGATACGTGTCGGGATGCATAAATTGTAAAAGCCATCATGGGTTGGGAAGTGACTCTAGCTGCCAAGTTTAAGGACGTTTCCGGAGCAGAGACCGGGACGGGTTCTGCAAACTTGGACATGGGGATAAAGTATTGCTGGATATGGGACAGTCAGATCCCCAGAAACTCTACTCAATTGGAGTACACAATTTACGGAGAATTGGGGATGGAGCACTGGGTCACTTTCTTTACGTCTTGTCACGTAAAATGCAGCACAACAGTGCTGGAACACGACAGCGTTTTCGACATTGAAGGTAGCTTACAGATTCCTCCAGGGGCAGTGTACGTCAGGATTCACGCCGCTTGCTCTTATGCGTTAAGGATGCCTGGCTTAATCAGGGGTTATTACACCCTTGGAGAAAAAGAACACCCCGGTTTCTCTGTAGGACAGTTAAACTCGGACGATGTTAGGGCGTCCTTAAAGAGTTGGTACTGGAGAGATGACGACGATGATTACGATGACGATGACGACTAGGTAGGCGTTTATTTCCTATGGGCGTAAAACCCATAGGAAATGACTTAACTGTTTTTCCCCACCCAAGCCGCAGCCTGCAACACGCAATCTGCCATGTCGTCTTTTTTGGGCGCGGAAACCCAACTCTCGTCCCACACTGCCTCGTCCGTCCCGGGCCAAACCTCCGAGGCCACCTCCTCGCAAATGTCTGCGCACTTTTTTTTATAAGTTTTGTACTCCATGGCCGAATGCCCGTGAACATATTTGTCTAGCTTGAGGGAGGCTGGGACCTGAACCCACTTGATGCCGTTGATGCTGGCCCACGTCCTGACCGTCTGAGCCACCAGCTGAGCTTTAACGTTTTTTACGTGCTGCGCCTCGATGAGAATAATGTCGGCGTCCAGCCACTCTCCCCCGCCGCGGTCCGACATTAAAATGCGAGTTAAAATTTTCTCACTGGCCTTGACGCCGCTGAGCCCCGACCCGGCGTCGTACAGCCGCAGCCTGACTATCGACTCGCCCTCTATCACGCAGTAAGCCAAGTGGCGTATACCCACGTCTATGCTCACAATCTTGTGTGCAGTCATTTTAACCAACGCAATTTAGAGGAAACTTTACGTTAACTGACGCTGGGCCCCTTTGGACCCCTATCTCCCTGATCTCCGCGCTCTCCTCTGTTTCCCTCATCTCCCATCGGGCCCGTTATCCCCACCCTGCCCACGGGACCTACCGGTCCCGCTTCTCCTCTGGGGCCCTGCGGTCCGTCCGGACCTGTGGGGCCCACCGTGCCCGGTATCCCCTGCGGTCCCTCTTGACCCTCCGCTCCCCTCGCTCCCCTGTCTCCAAGAGGACCCTTTGGTCCCACGGGTACCGCTCGGGTGGCCACCGTTACGCCTGCCAAATTTTTTATGGTGACCGTTTTGGTGTTGTTTCCAGCGGCGCCCCTGGCTCCCCTTTGCCCGGCAGGTCCAGTCGGGCCCACCGGACCGCCTACTGAACCTTGAGGTCCCACGGCGCCGTGTGGTCCGGGTCCTCCCCTGGGTCCGGGCGGACCTTCCGCACCCCTGACGCCTGTCGCGCCTTTCGCGCCGGGAGGGCCCACGGGCCCGGAGGGTCCAGCCGGGCCCGCGACGCCCGGGTTTCCTCTGAGACCCCTGGCCCCGGGAGGGCCCTGGGGTCCCATGGGTCCGTCTGGTCCGCTCGGACCCCTGGGGCCAGCGAGCGTGTTTATGACTGCAGGGTCCACCTCTGCCGGGGAGCCCGGAGGACCGGCGTCTCCCGGAGGACCGGGCAAACCCTCTACCGGATTGTAATACTTGTCTGCAAATATTCTAAAGCCCATTTTCTTCTCAAGGTAACTGTAATTTAAACCCGGTTCCCGATAAGGGAGTCACCGACTGGGCTGAGCCAGATTCGCCCCTGGGACCAGGCTCTCCTATTCTACCCTGAGGACCGCGCGGGCCCTGGGGTCCCGGTGGACCCCTGGGTCCCCTGGGTCCCTCTCTACCCTTGGGCCCGTCGAGACCAACCCTTCCTTCTGCCCCTGCAGAACCTGTCAAACCCTTGGGCCCGTAGGGGCCCGTGAGCCCCACCGCCCCGCGGGGTCCGACCGGCCCCTGGTCTCCCCTCGGACCCGCCAGCGCGGTTAGAACCACCAGCATGTTGGAAGAATCCGCAGGGTCGGTGGCTGTCGTCCATCTGACGGATGTCCCGTCGTCTCCGGGAACCCCTCTCTGCCCTTTTGGTCCGGGAGGTCCCTTGGGACCTTTTGGACCTTGAGGGCCCTGGGGCCCCGGAGAACCCTTTGGCCCTTTTGAGCCCGCGGGCCCGTCCGGGCCGACGGCGCCGGCGTCTCCGGACGGACCTATCTGACCGCTCGGCCCCTTTGGCCCGGACGGGCCTCCGGGACCCTTGACTCCCCTGGGCCCCGTTCTGCCTTTGTAGCCCGGCGGTCCTTGAGGTCCGGCGGCTCCCGTGGCTCCTCTGGGACCTCTGGGGCCTCTGGTCACAACGTCCTCTGCGTCTCGTCCCGCCGGTCCTCTTTCCCCCTTTGGCCCCGGTAGGCCTTGAGCGTAAATGTAAGGTAAGCTTATTCTCAACGATCCCATGATTCCTTTTTCCATTAAACTATTGTAAACGTCAATAGCGAGCTAATCAGGAGCAACAGCGACGCAGACACGGCGTCCCCCGCTCCAAACGCCATGGTCATGGCCTCCTTGACGCTTCTCCTTTTCGCTCCTTTTCTCGTTTTCACAGTGATGCTGGCCGTGAACACCTCGCTCGACTCTGCGGAAGCCACCACAGATACGGTGTATTTTCCCGGGCTGCCGTCCGTGACGGCTATGACAGAAGAGATGTCGTCCGAAAATATGTGGTTGACGTTCTCGCTAGTGGCGCTGACGTTGGCCGAAGTGTAGATGGTCGTCTGCAGTCCCTTGGTAGACTCGTGGGTCCAGGTGACTGAGGTTGTAATTTCTCTGTGTGTCTTTCCGGTATACCACATGTCGGCCATGAGCACTACGTAGGCAGATTTTGAGACCGTCAGACCCGAGTCTGTTGCGCCGTTGATGGTCACGCCTTGGAGGGTCCTTACCGTTTCCTGCTTTTCGGCGATGACGGTTGTAAAGATGGACGCCAAAAATATAAATGCAATCATCGTTTTTGTTATCGGCGATTGACGGAAAGGTCATGTTTATTTAACCTCGGGGCATTAACCCGTAAACGCAGTCTCCACCATCCCCAAAAAGTCTAGCTGTCCTCCCAAGAGTTTTCCCAGCATAAACACTGCCATGTTCATGGCCATGGTTGTAAAGAGCCTCATCTCTACCGAGCTTGTGGGAGTAGCCTCGTAGTACTTGTCTGCCATCTCTGCCAGGAGCTGATCGTAAGCTCCCAGGGATTTAATCTGATAGTGAGCGAATCCAGAGGCGTCAAAGTTTAACTTGGTCATAACCAGCTCCAATATGCACATGCCCACGATAATGTACTTTTTCCACTCGTTGATGTGTTTGTCGAGCGACAGTCTCCTGGTCAGCAACTTGTACTTTTCCCTCATGAGACCCACGTTGGAGTAGGCAGTCATCTCGGGTATGGTCTCGCCGGGGTACATGCGCTTGAGCACCATGTACTGAAAGTAGAGCCTCTGACGCTCCTCGTCCAACTCTGCGTCCTCTTGCTCCTCTTCTTCGTCCGAGTCTCGGGCGAGCTCGGCCACCGTCTGGCCGTCTGGTTCTACGGTTTTCACAAGCTTGGGTTTGCCGCGGTGCGAGGGAAACCTAGACTTGTTTTCCAAAGTCTCTAACATCATGTCTTCGTCCATTGTCGGTCTGACGTTGGAAAAGACTTCTGGTTCTTGGTTCGTCACCAACACTATCGGTTCCATATCTTTTGTGTAACGGTCGTGTTTATGGAACCGCAATTGTCTATTGATATTTTGTGCCAACTATGTTCACGATATCTAGCACCGCACGATAACGCAATGGCAGCAACAGCTACATCCTTTGACGGCAGCAACGACTTTTGCTTCATGACAGAGCCAGAAATGGACTATAAGCAATATCTAGAGGGAAAAGATATCACCAGCTGTTACCTGGCAGTAAAGGAACCTTACTGCCAGATGCTGAGAGACATTTTGTCTACAATCTACAGGCCCGACGGCGTAGACGTCATGATGCGCTACATGTTTATCACCCTGACTAGCTGCAGCATGAAAAACTGGTCTCCTGTAGATTATCAGACTGCAGAGGTGAGACAAGTTGTGGATCGGTACGCCGAGTCGACCAATCCACTTTTGGTGGAAACTTTGATGGAATACGTCAGCCGGACTCGTCCGTTTAACCCCATGACCATGCCCGGTTTTGGTAGCATGATCAACATTCTGGACGGGGAATGTCAGACTGCAGTAGAAGCTTCCAAAGCTTTTAAATTGGCTGGATTTAGGCAAGATGTGGAAAAGATGCTGATGCTCATTTACAAGACTGAGCCCGATTTGCACATTTTAGACAGATTGGAAAATGGGGCCAGTTTTTTCCTGACGAGAAACTTTGTCAGGGCGACAGAGGCAGATTTTGACGGACCGTTTTTCAGGCAGGTCTCTCTGAAATGGGGCAAAGGGTTTTACGCAGTTAAAAGTCTCTTGTTGGGAGTGGTTGACGAACAAGCGCAGAAAATTTCGTCGATGCTCTCCATAGAGAACGTGGTCAAGATTCTAAAAAATGCGATGGAGCGTCAGCTCGAGTGGCATCACGTGGACCAAATTTACAACTACATGGTCATCAACCCTCACAAAGCCACGGCAAACGGCTTTAACACATTTTGGACAACCGACCACATGTTTCGAGCCTTGGCTTGCGGCGCTCCTGCAGACGCCGTCGTGACGTTTGCGCAGCTACTCATCTTTAGCTCGCCCACAGAACCCACACAGTCTAAACCCATAAAAGGATTGTTTGACCTCAAGCTGAGGCTGATGACCATGGCTCCGCTCTATTGCCTTTATCCCAAGCTGGCGGCACACCTGGCTTACATTTGCATCTTTGTCAAGTCTCCCAAGCCCATTTCGGTTACGGTGCCAAACCCCTTTTCCGTCTGGGTAACTCACAGGAGGGAAAATGCCCAATCTTGTAAAGCGATAGCGAGACTCGCCAACGGGAAAAATTGCAATCCCGACTCTGGAAGGCTTGTGGCAGACGTCCTCTACGGGAAAACTAGCTACAGCCCAAACCCGTCTGCCAACTACAACATGAGGATAAAGGAGATTGTCAGAACGTTGGAAGAGTGGGGCGAGAAACTGACTATGCTTACGGCTCACTCGGAACCTGCAGTCAATCTTATCCAAGCCGCCTGCGACGTGAGCAGAGAAAGGGCGCTCAAACTGTTTGACGACCTGACGACCAGACCGTCTGTGTTTATGCAGTTGGGATTTTCCTTTAAACCCTTTGACAGGCGTGTGTTGAGACCCGTAATTGACGCCTGCGAACACGGTCACTTGGTGCTGGACGTCTTGGAGGGAACTGTTCCAGTCGGCCTCAAAAGAAGCCTCAAGGTTTCTGCCTATTCGTCAGACTACAAGAATTGCGATAAAATGTTTTTCACTGACTAACAATGTCCAATGACTATATTTTCCAAAACTTGCCTATAGGCGAGTTTGGGAAAACGTTTATACGTCAGTAATGAAGTTGACCATTATAAACTTTAGACTGTGTTTAATGTTATTGTAAACCATGGACATGTTTAGACTCTTGAAGGATTGCAAGTGCCTTTCCGACGAAAGGTTAACTCACCAGAGTTTATCCGGTGGGAGGTTTACCATCACCGGATCCAAGGTGGGGGCGTTTTGGAAGTGCCTGATTGCGCATATAGATCAAAACAAGGACTTGGACGTGACTGAAACGAGGCAAAAGGAAACGCCTATAACGTTGGACTTTGACGTGGTGGACAAGCGAAGCGCTGAACCCGTGCCAGACGTGCTCATCAACAACTTGCACGTGGCGTTTGTCAGGTGGGCCAAAACCAGCCTCAAACCCGCTCCGTCAGACAGAGACTGCTGCGGTGTAGTGTTGAGCAAACCAGTCAGGTCTACCGAAAAGGGTTGGAAAAAGGGTTTCCACTTGCACTATCCCAAACTTTTGCTGGACGTCAAAACTGCTAAAAGCGTAGTTTTAATCCACGCTCTCAGACCCCTGTTTTCCAAAGTGTGGGAAGCCGTGACGGGAGAGCCGGGCGATTACCTGGACCCCCTGAGTTGTTCTGTTCCTTGGTTGGTGTACGGAGCAAAAAAACCAGACGAACCTTTTGCTTGGAAGATTGCCCGTAATTTGGACGCAGAGGGTAAACCTCTAGATTTTAACGCCGCTTTCGGCGACGTCACCTTTCCCGAAAGCTGGGGGACTCCGACTTGCGATACCGAGCGACACGCCATGGTTCTGTCAGTCAACCCTGCAGGCAAGAGCAAGTTTGTCAGGCGCTACAACTTTTGCTCGGCCAGTCCGGGCAGATTAGCCAAACTGGCCGACTACACGGCCGTGCTGGCCAAATTGGACGTGGCCAGGCAGAGGAAACCGGCCTGGAACACTGACGGCACTGAAGCTCACAGGCTAAAACGCGTGACAGATTTGGCTGGGATGCTTACCGCAGATTTGGCAGAAGATAGACAAATTTGGCTCAACGTGGGTTTCTGTCTGTGGCAGCAAACGATGGGCTCCACGGAAGGTTACAAAGTGTGGCTGGCCTTTTCCCAAAAGTCTGAAAAGTGCGACGAGGACGAGTGCTGGAGCATTTGGAACAACCAAATGAGGCCCAACAATTTCACCGAAGGAACGCTAGTTTATTTGGTGCAAAAACACAATCCTTCTGCTTACCTCAATTGGCTGCAGGTAAAGTCTACTCCCGTCAGGGACATGGGCACCAACGTGGCCATGGCAAAAATTATGTGGGACTATTATGGTCACCAGTTTGTATGCTGCGGAGCCAAGACTCAGGCTTGGTACAAGTTTGACGGCCTGACTTGGGCCGAGTCTAATCAGGGCACAGATTTGAGAAGTCTCATTTCTGCTGAAGGCGGCCCGTTGAGAAAGCTGTTAAACAGGCAGCTTTATGCCGTTTTGGCCGCAAAAAAATCTGCCGCCGATAGCGGCAGAGATACTGACGAAGAGCAGGACGAAGAGAACCCTTGGGAGCAAGAGCTCAGGCGCCTAGACGCCGAAGAGCTGGACCAGATGGTCAAACGCTTGCGGGCTAGCCTCAAGGGGATAGAAATGACTGGCGTGAAAAATAACGTTCTCAGAGAATGCGCAGAATTATTTTACAGACCAGATTTTGGCGATGTCGTCGACTCTAACCCTTTGTTGTTTGCTTTCGCCAACGGAGTCTATGACTTTAGGGAAGGTTGCCTGCGCGACGGGAGGCCGGAAGACAACCTGAGCCGCAGGGCGCCTGTAGACTTTATCATGTTTGGAGACATTCCAAAAGCCAAACATCCCGACAACGGCGTCGCCAAAAGACCCAAACGGCTGCCTGGAGAATCTGTCCAAGATCACGCCAGACGTCTGGCAGAGTGTTTTGAAGAGTTTACGGGAGACGTGTACCACGGCACCGTGCCCGCAAAACACAACGGCACGTTTTCGTGCGACCCGCAAGATTTCTGCGGTCCGGTGGCCAAGCTGCTCGACTTTTTCGCCAAAGTTTTTCCAGATGAAGGAACCAGAAGATTTTTCATCAGGAACGCCGCCATGACTTTTGTGGGTGGAAACCCAGACAAAGTGGTTCTCTTTTGGACCGGCACGGGTAACAACGGCAAGACTGTCACACAGACTTTGTTTGAAAAGATGCTGGGTTGCTTTGCCGTCAAGATGAGCACACAGACTCTGACGGGGAAAAAGCCCGGCGCAGGAGCAGCCAACCCCGAGATGGCCAGGCTGGGTTCGGGAGTGAGGTGGGCAGTGATGGAAGAGCCCAACTCGGACGAAACCATCAACGCGGGCACCCTCAAGAGCATGACTGGAAACGATTCCTTTTTCGCCCGAGATTTGTACTGCGCCGGCAAGAGCACCATGGAGATTAAACCCATGTTTAAGCTTCACGTCATTTGCAACGCTCTGCCTCCCATCAAGGACGCCGATCAGGCCACGTGGAACAGAGTCAGAGTAGTTCCTTTCGAATCGACCTTTGTCACCCCTGGCACCAAAGCTCCCGCTGACGCCAAGTACGTTTTCCAGGCAGACACTGACATTACGCGCAAACTGGAAAGATTGGCGGCGCCGCTGGCGTGGTATCTAGTTCACTGCTGGGCGCACATGCAAAACGAGACTGAAAAGTATATCCCGCCTCCCAAAGTGATGGAAGCCACGCTAGAGTACCAAAAGGAGCACGACTTGTTTAGGCAGTTTGTCCAAGAATGCTTGGCTCAAAACTCGGAATCTACGCTGTCTTGCGACGAGGCTTACATGTTGTTTAAAGAATGGGCGTCAGTCAACTGCCCTCACACCTTTACCAAGCGGAGCAAAGTACAGATTGTTAAAAATTTAGAGTCTGTGCTGGGTAAGCGCGGAGAAGAAGGTTGGCCCGGGTACTCTGCTTCCCGTCAAGAGTAAGGAAACTGTACAACACAACGTCACTTAAAAACATGGTTTCAGCAGCTAAATTGTTTGCCTTTATTTCCACCTTGGTGGTGGTAGCCATCTTGGCCTACATGGGCTACAAAACGGTCACCGTTGTGCAATCTAAGCTTGTAGAGTTGGAAGCCAGGATAGACGCCCCGCAGCTCAGATCTCCAGTAGAGTCGCCGAAATTGGCTGCCAATTTTGTAGAGGAAGAAGAATCTGTTAAAGAAGAGTAAAATTACGAAACGTTTGCAACCCTGCAAATGTTTCGGAGGTTTGTATTTAGAAATTGTTGGCTTCTAGCGCTCTCTTGGCTGCGGAGCTGTCGAATCCCGCCATCTCTAAAAATTTTTCAGTGTCTTGAGCAGAGATGCCCAATTTCTCTCTCGTTTCCGTCAGGAGGGTGGGAAAGTTTTCCAAAAGAGTGGGGTCTGCAGCCTCCATCTCGCACAACGTTTCCACAACCTTTTTCATGCTTGCGCAATACTCTTGCACTTGAGCGGATGCCTTTTTGGCATTTTCCAACAGACACGTCGCCTTGATCCTGATTGTAGCATACTTTTCCAGCTCAGTCTCTTGCTCGAGCTCCGGGTCGTCTTTAGGGTCCTGGAGCAACCGCTTGTTGCGTTCTTTAATCTCTTGTTCCCGTTTCTTGAGTTCCAATTTTTGTCTCAGTCTCTCTTTGCGCTGCTCCAAAGACTTTTCAGACAGAGCGTTTTCGGCCGCTTCCATGGCAGATGGAGTCACTGTTTCGTCCGCCATACCCCTGCTGATTAAGGGAAAGGGTCTGCCCACGTGGCACGTCTGCACCACGTGAACTGAATCGTAACTTCCGACCAGCTTGTCTGCTTTTGCTTTTGCTTTGGCGAGCGTGGGGGCAGTTCCCCTCACGCACGCCACACCAAACACTTGACCTCTTCGGCGTTTTACGCAGCAGGGGCACATTTCCTGGGATCCGTTTAGCTTGACCTCGCAAGCCGGGACGGCCTCCACAAAGGAAAAGAGGCAATATTTGGGATCGGACGCCGGCACCTTGTCGTGGTGTTTGCGCCTGACGCTCGGGTAAACGCTCTTGTCCACCAGGGCCGCGCAGGCTGCGCCCTTTTGCTCTTGTGTGAGAGGAGGAGAGTCTTGGTTCATCAGACCAAACGTAGCTTCAACCAGTTGAGAGCACATGTTTTATATACACTGGTTTCCCAGATTACAAAGTTTTAAACCCGTCACATTATGGTAAACGGCCATCCCAAATGGCTGTAAATTTTCCTAAAGGAATCGTCGTACAGACTTCCCTTGTTGCCAGTCTTGACCGTGAGCATGTCTGGTCTGTCGGGTTCGTTTCCGTGTTTTCTCAGCAATTGGTAAAGCATGTACTTGACGTTGATCATGTGCTCTTGCTTGCACCGGTATGCCGCTTGAACCAAAAGCTTAAAATCTTTAATCAGGTCCTTTTCCAAATGTTGCACATTGACCCGCTTGTCTGTCAGAATGTAGTAAATGAGGTTGACGTTTTCGTAGTGCTTGGAATACCTCAGTTCTTTGAGCAACGTAGCCACGTGTTGCTTGGTAATTTTACCGTATCTGACGAACCCCTCTGCGCCCGGCACAGTCAGGTTATAAGATGTAAATTTGGCGTCTAGCTCGGAAAGCACCGAATTGGAAATTTTACACGACTGAAGAGCTTGGTATTTTCGCAGGCAGTCTTTAAACTTGTTGACCCAACAGCACATTTTGTTGACGTCCACGGGATTTGTGGAAAGATTGTCCCTGGGATATTCCAACCCGCTGAAATAACCAGTCACTGCCAATTTAGCAGAGTCTTCAGAGGTGGGTTGACTGACGCGCTTGTGCACCCCTCTTCTCGGAGGTTTCCACGTTTTATAGTCTAAAAGTTTTTTGTCTGCCTCTTCGTATAACGTGAGCAACAGCTCTTGCGCCGCAGATAGCTTGTCCAAGTCTGCCACCCTATGATAAAAGTCATCCATTTGTAATTACCAATACATTTACAATGGGTTAAGTAACCCATTGTAAATATAGCCCGGTCAAGCCTTAAACGCCCAAATGGCCAGCTTGACTGCGGCCACGGAAGCAGCCAAACCGCCGATAAACGCCATCAGCCCGGTGATTGTCCCTTCCCAATTTGGCAGACCATTTGTAACGCATCCCTCCCACCCGCCGTTATCCTTCATCCATCTGCAAACGGCAGGCTTGTCGCAAAATTCTGTAAAGGCGGCCGCGCAGTCGGGCGCCGTAGAGGGGTAGAGCCGTGCTCGTTGCCTACACAAACAAGCAAAGGAAATTATCCTTCCCCAATTTATAGTGCCGTCTGAAAGTAGGGCTTGGGCGACAGCCTCTAACCTCAAGTGTTCTAAATCGCTGGGGTTAAACTTACCCAGCACGTCATAAGTAGACTCTGTGACGTCCATGGCGGTGGAAAAGGATTTGGTGATTCCCTCGCGCTTAGCAGAGCAGTCAAAGAGTGCGTTCACGTCCATAGTTTTTACTTGTGGGCTCACTCGTTTATATCCAAAGGTCATTTCAAACCAAGTATTCAACATGTTTACATGGTGATTGGGTTAGGGCTAAACTTTTCCAGCAGAGGAGCCAGGTTTTCAGCAGTCAAGGTTTCGCCGTCTCTCACCGCTTCCAGCAGCGCAATAATTTCGTCTGCGTCCTCCTTGGGCAGCCTGTCTCGGAAAGGCACCAGGATGTTGACAATTTCGCCCGCCAGGTCCTGCTGACTGATGACTCCGTCCTGAATGTTGTTCATGACTCTGGCGGCCATGGCGTGGATGGCCGGACATGCCACAATCTCAGAGGTCGTCATCGTCTCGATGGAGTCTATGGCCATAATGTCTTGAAGCATACCGCCCAGGTAGCCCGAAAGAACGGGTCCTTCTGGTACGGCATCGTAGTCTGACACCTCCAAGAGAATGGCGAGCTGTTTGAGAGATTCCATCAGCTCGGGTTTACAAGGATGAATACCAACCAGGTTTTTCATGTGAATCTTGCAACCCGTCACGGGGCTCACGTACAGCACCGAAGCGCCCGTTTCCAGCGCGCAAGGCCAAGGTCTGTTTGCCAGAACATAGGCTCTAAAGGCCTCGCTCTCCAAAGTCTTGTCTCCCTGACACAGCAGAGGATCGTTTAGTTTCTTTACGTGAGCATTGCACGAAGGATACTTGCGCCTCACAGAGACGGGCATAACCTTTGACAAAAGGGTAAGATATGTGGTCCACATTTTTAAAGACAAACTAAACTAAGGGAAAAGTTTTTACATCTGGTCCATTGGGGCTAGGACCAGATGTAAACGCGTTACTTAGACGGTAATTTCAGGCAGAGGATTGCCAGAGGCCCAAGGTCTGTAAATGGCCGACACGACAGTGCGCCGTTTAGGCGGTTCCTTTTTCCGACAGCACATTGTAGCGTAAACCAACTTGACTGTCATCAAGATTAAGATTAGCACGCAGATGCCTCCCAGCACAAGAGCCACAGAGCCTTCCATTTTTGTAATAGGCACATCCACCACCCACCACTCGACAGTTTGTGCAATCATTTTACTCGGCGAGTTCAACGTCTGGTTGCTTTTGCTCTGTAGCGTCTTTTCGCTTGGCTTTCACCTTGTTTGCGCCGCACAACGTGGCGGACCACACAATGATGGTACTGATTGAGGTGATGAGAGCCGTGGTGGTACAGTCTCCAGAAGGATTGGTCAAAATGCTCAAGTTGTCGTCTTGGTTGGTGTCGTTCACGGAAACGGTTTCGTTTGAAAGTACCGTAACGTTCGGGGTCGTTGGAGCCTGGGTGGAGGACTGGCAGTTTGCGGCTGTCAGAAACAGGCACGAGATAATCAGAAAAGTAGTATGCATGGTATTTGTTTACATTTATGCTCTGAGGAAATTTTTAAACACAACGATAACTCAAACCATGTTTACGTCAGATTCTTGTCAGGTTGAAGAGCTGGGTTTTGGCCTGTGTTCGGCCGCTGAAATATTGGCAACCTCTGTGGCCGAAATTACCAAACCGTGTCTGAGGGTTGAGCTGGGTTCCGTCTACGACCCGAGACTGGGCTACGCTGGAGAACCAGCAGAAGGTTACGCTTGTCCCACTTGCGAAGAAGACGCGTCTAATTGCCCGGGACATTTCGGCCACATAGAGCTGGGAGCTCCCGTCATTGTGTTTTACAAAGAAGCGGTGGCGTGGCTGAAAAAGTGCTGTCACGGTTGCGGCAAGACCGCCCCCGGTCCCAAAAGCGCCAGCCTGACCGTTTCTTCCGTGTGCCCAGATTGCGGCACGCAGCACCCTGCGGTGAGACTGCTAAACGCGCAAGACCCTACGTCAGTGTCTCTGGCCGGGAAACGGAAAAATTGCGCACAGTACCCCATAACCCCTGAAGACGCGTTGCTCATTTTGGATAAAATTTCAGACACGAGCGTCGACAAGATATTGGGCAGGGGCGCCGGTTCTCACAAGAGGTTTCACCCCAGGAGGTTGGTCATGACCAGGTTTCCAGTACTTCCACCCTGCTGCAGACCCAGCGCCAGGCAATGGCCGGAAGGAGGCGTTCAAGACGACAACTTGAGCGTTTTCATAGCACAGATTGTTAAACTCAACAACAAGCTCAAAGCCCTGCCGCCCAACGACCCAGGGATAGCCGCCGCGGCGGCTCAACTCAGGCTTAAAATTTTATGTTTCGTAGACAATTCCAAGGGCAAGGCCATGCACACCACCAACAGAAAACCCATGGTCGGCATCAAAGAACGCATCAGTAAAAAGGGTGGTTTACTGAGGCAAAACATTATGGGCAAACGCCGCAATCAGACGGGCAGATCAGTGGTGGGCCCCGACGGCACCCTGGAGGTGGATCAGGTGGGCGTACCCGAATCCATCGCCGACAACATGTCTGTGCCCGTGGCCGTGACGGCGTTCAACATGTCGTACGTGTCGAGTTTGGTGGCCGGTGGTAAGGTGCTGGCGTTGACTCGACGGGACGGAACGGTCTGCAAACCCCAAGAGTGGTTGCCCGAGCACGGCCACGTTATGCTTGACGCCGCCGGAAACGAATGCGGGGAGGTAAACAGGCCCAGGGAAGCCGCCAAAGACCCGTCCGTAGTAGCCTTTAAGGACCCAACGTCGGGACGGGTGACTGAAAAACCAGCTCCGTTTTCTTGGCCGGCGCTGGAACCCGGCATGGTGGTGGACAGGAGGCTGGTCGACGGCGACGTGGTGGCTCTCAACAGGCAGCCCACGCTGCACAGAAACTCTATGCTGGGTATGAGGGTCAAACGTTTGCCCGGTAAAACCATACGGCTTAACCTGTCTGTGACGGGAGGTTTCAACATGGATTTTGACGGAGACGAGGGTAACCTGTACCTACCCCAGGGTCCCCAGGCGGTGGCCGAGACGGCAGAGCTCATGAACCCCAAACGCGTCATCGTCAGCGCCAGAGGTCCCACCGCAGAAGTGGCGCTGGTGCAAGACGGCGTGCTCGGAGCTCACCTCATGAGTCTCGACCCGTCGTCGGGTACGGCCCACGAGTTTTCCTCTTGCGTTTTGGAAGCGCTAGGCTGTCAGGGCTGGGACGTCAACGCGCTGCCTAGAGGCAAGTCTCCCAGAGACTTGCTGGCCATGGCCTTGCCGGCCGACTTTTCTCTATCTACCGAGACGTTAGAGATTGTAAACGGACGAGTGACTAGAGGATACTTTACAAAAAAAAGTTTGCGGCACGTGATCAAGTTGGTTTGCCTCGAGTACGGAGGCGACGTCGCAGGCAGGTTGGTCGACAGGGTGCAGTTTATCACCAACGCTTGGCTGGCGCACAGGCCCTTTTCCGTGGGGTACTCTGACTGTCTGCCAGTCGACCGGCTCGCGTGCAAAGCAAAGGTGCGAGAGGCCGTGTCGGCGAAAATGAGAGAAGCCGACGCCGCCAGGGACGAGAGCGCAGTCTCTGCGGCCTTGTGCGGCGCAAGAGATTTGGGCCAGTCAATTACTTGCGGGTCGTTGGCCAAAGATAACCGCATGGCCGTGATGGCCAGAGCAGAATCTAAAGGAGACATGTTTAACTTGACTCAGATTGCTGGCCTGTTGGGTCAGCAGTACGTCTCTGGGTCCAGGCCGGGTAAAGAGACTGACGCCGGAAGGCGCACGCTGCCCCACTATCCGCGCGTGTGGAAACGAGACCAATCTGAGCAAAAGTACGAATCTAGGGGTTTCATAGCGTCTTCTTTCCTGGAAGGTCTTAACCCCAGGCAAGTGTTTTTCCACGCCAAATCGGGCAGGGAAGGCATGATCAGCACCTCTCAGATGACTGGCGTCACGGGCTACGCGGAACGCAAAATGGTCAAGCTCAACGAAGACATGGTCACGGCCTACGACGGGACAGTCAGAGACGCCATGGGTAACGTGGTGCAGTTTGTGTACGGAGGACACGGCTTCGATCCTCAAAGGTGCTTTCAGGACGGCATACCGGTAAATTTCCAGCGTCTGGCGGCCAGGCTGGGTCGGGGCGAAACTCCCGCAGTCTCTTGCGCAGAGGAAGCCGCCGGCCTCTTGCCCTCTGAGCTGTGCTCGGGCGCGCCAGAACCGGTGCGCCGGGCGCTTTACGCCTGGCACGCTGAAAACATTGCCAAAGGTGCGAAAACCCACCCTTGCGGCGATCCAGTCGAATGGAAAAAGTTTGTGGCCAAAGCTTACGCGCTCGCGGCCGTGTGCCCCGGTGAGGCGGTGGGCGTCTTGTGCGCTCAGTCCATAGGAGCCAAGCAGACGCAGCAAACGTTGGACACCTTTCACAAAGCTGGCGGTTGGCTGGACGAGAGCGGGTCCGTCCCTTTTGGAGAGCTGCTCAGCCTGAGTCAGAAACCCAAAATTAGACGTTGTCTTTTACCCCTCAAGATTTCACCAGATTTACCAGCCGATATTGTCAGAGACGTCATAGGATGCCAGTTTGTGTGCAGGGAGCTGCGCGACCTGTTGGCAGTCCAGCCTCTGGTGCCGCAGGTGGACAGGACGGCCGTGCTGGAGCTGGACGCGGAAAAGTGCTTTGCTCTGAGAATAAGTCCGGCCGACGTTGCCGAGGCCGTGGCGGAAAAATTCCCACCCCCTCACTTTGAGACGCGGGTAAAATCTTTTGGCGTGGAGCTGGTGTGGAACGCCAACTGCATAACAGACACGCTGTACAACAACATCTTTTCAGTCACTGTGGGGAAAACTGTTGGCGTCCACTCTTATGAGCTGGTCAAAGACAAGCTGGGCGTATGGACGGCCGTCACGCGCGGGACAAACTTGTCGGCGTTTTTAGGCCATCCTCTGGTCGATTCCGAACGCGTGAGATGCGACGACGTGTGGGACGTTTACAACACTTTGGGTTTAGCGGCGGCCAAAAAGAGATTGTGGGAACTGGTGACGAGCTGCGTGGGAGACAGCCTGCACCCTTCTCACGTCAAACTACTGACAGACAGGATGATGAGACGGGGTAAACCTACACCCATAGACAGATACACCATGAGGACGTGCGAGGTGGGGCCCCTCAGCAGGGCGGCCTTTGAAGAGTCGTTGGAGATTTTGACGGGAGCGGGATGTTCTGCGGAAAGGGAGCCTTGCTCCGGCGTGGGGGCCAGGATCGTGGCCGGTCTGCCTGTCAAGGTGGGCACGGGCTGCGTCGACTTGTTGTGCTCAAAATCTTTTTTCGATCCCCCTTCAGACTATTATTACACAGATTAAACATAGAGATTTCCATTGATTGAAGGCAGTCAATGGAAATGTTTGGGAGACACTGCCGCCGAAGCGCACACGTACACTATAAATTTTGCAAACGTAAACTGTTTGTACACTTCTCGCAAAAACCGCCTAACGCAATGTTTACTGATCGCTTCGGGCACAATAAATTCTTTACCCGCGGGCAGCATCACCACGGTGCTGGCCCCTCGCTGCACCACAGACAATCCACCCTCGTCCCTGACTAACCTGCCGAAAAAGAACCATGCCCGAGACCGAGGCGGCACAGTCTCTTGACAAGCTGCGAAAAACCTGGTCATCTTTAACATGGCAATCTCCTTTTAATCTGGCAACCGTTTGTTTCGTACACGGCTTCCCTTCTCTCGGCGTGTTTTCTCAACACGTGCATGTCGTCCACCAGATCCAACACCAAACCCCCGCAGCACCTCAACCTTCCCAAACATTGCTCAAAATACCGGTCAATGTCTGCCGCCAGGCACAGTCCGGTTCTCTCGCAAGCGTCGAACCCCGTTCCGATCTTGGAGTATGTGCCCACCACGCACCAAGCGTTTTCGTCCCACTCGTTTTTAGCGCCGTGCAACGTATCGGTTGCGCCCCATTTTTTCAACGCTTCGGCCAGAGCCTTGACGTGCTTTACCCGTTTGCACAAAACTAACCATTTAACGTCCAGTCTCTCTGCCAAAATGCTCACGGTGAGATTCAGTCTGAGCGGGTCGCTGGCCTGCTTCTCGACCACGGCGTTCCAATCCAATTTACCAGTCCTCTTGTCGATCACTATGGGCATCTTTATCCCAGTTTCTACAATCTCCACAGAGTGCACCTTTTCAGTGTCCCTGCCGACCAAACTTTCGTCTGAACCGAAAAATAGGGCTATGGCGGCGTGGAAATCGTCGTAACGCATAGGGGTGGCGCTCAAGCCCAAGAGAAAGGTCGGTCTGATGGAAAGGAGGACGCGCAGCGCAACGGGGGACACGAGCTGGTGGGCTTCGTCAACCACCAAGAGAAATTTAGCCGGAGCGTCCCGGCTAGAGTAACGCTTGCTCTTTAGCGCCACGGGATTTGCGATGTAAATGTGAGAGGGTGAAGCCGTCTTGTCGGGCAGGCCGGACTTTACGCAAGAGTCTGGATAAAACTTGAGAGCCGAGTCGTGCCATTGCTTGACCAACACTTTTCTGTTGGTGAGTACCACGGCCGGAACGTCGAGCGCCCGCCACACAGTCAGCGCCATGAACGTTTTCCCGAACCCTGGAGGGCACTTTATCATGCAGTGACCCCTGGTGATAAGGCAAGACGCAGTTTCTCTGAGCGCTGTGATTTGGTGACTTTTGGGAGGAAATACCGGCGAGGGCTCTTTCAAGAGGGTGTGGGGAGGGGTAATGTTTAAACGTTTTACGGCCCACGCAAAAGGGACAAACGTTTTGTTGGCTGTAAATCTTTTGTACATGACGGCTTCTCCCGAAGACAGCGCGGAAAAGTCTACTTTGGCAGTGTGAACCAGCTTGGCCATTATGTCTTAACCTTCTTTGGTAAAGAGCATATACATGAGAACGATAATCAGTAGGGCTACTGCGCCTGCCGCTGATAATTTCCACCACAGAGTGTTTACCGTCCCGCCCGAAACCGGCTCAAAAGCCGTCGGGTCCAGAGTGCATCCGCAAGTCATTGTGAAAGTCTTGTTTAAAAGTACCGTGTATAAAAAGCATGTACTTTTACCTGTGGATCGCTACAATTTGCCTGCACGTCTGCGTGACGGTGAAACTCTTGTCGGACGCTCACTTTTACAGGCAGATGAAGACGCTCTTGACACTGTGCAAGGCCCTCTTTGTCATGATTCTCTACAAGTTTATGTCTAAACCGGCCGTGGTGGAAAAGAACAAAGGAAGGTTTACAATTAGTTTTATGGACGGTAACGGTCCAGTCACAGTCAAGCTTCAGGAAGCCTCTCCCAAACTGATTAGGGCCATCGGCAAAACCAGCGGCGCAGACTACACATCTGAATGGCAGGCCCTCCTCAGATATAGACAGACTGATTTCGAGCACATCGACGGATGCGTCGAGCCAGTCGAGCTTGGCTTTGAAGACGGGTCTACATTTACCGTGGAACAAGAATAACTTTAAACATGGCAATGTTGTCGCAAGTTTCCTTCTTTGACGACGACAAACAGGGAAGTCAGGGAGCCGCCGGCACGGCTCAAGTTTTGGGACAAAAAGTTTTCTTTAAACAATCTGAAGTTGGCGAAACTGTGTGCGAATTAGAGATGGCCGCAGGTAAAATTCTCTGGTTAAAGAATGACGTGCATTTTTGCGCTCCAAAGCATTTGCTGGAGATGGAAGACGGGTCCATGGCCTGCTCCTTTGAGCTCTTGGACTCGGCGCGCCCGTTGGGCTCCTTTAGCCCGGCAGTCAAGGAAAAGAGCCTTCAGCCCTACATGTGCGGGTTGCACCAAACTTTTGCGGCGGCGGCGGTTGCTCATTCCGTGGGAATAGCTCACGCAGATTTACACACGGGAAACGTCATGATGGTTCCCACAGACGCCACTCACGTAGTTTACGACCTGGGCGGAAAAGAGCTCATGTGCGTAGCCACCGGCGGCTACAGAGCAGTCGTCATAGACTTTGGTATGTGCACCGTGAGCTCCAAAGACACGCTTTCCGCAGATAGGTTTACCCACGTGGGTCAGACTCCCAACGGTAGGGCAGATTTTGCGGGAGACGTGAGGACTCTTATGCTGGGCTCTTGCTACGACATTATCATGATGTGCGTCAAGGGCCGCAAAAACGGTTCCGAGCTCATCAAGGGCTACAAGACATTAGCCGCCTATAAAAATATTTTGGAAGGGGTGAGCGTTCCCGACAAAGACGGTTGGTTTTGCAAACAGTTTCCTTCCGCCGACGACGCTGTCAAGGCGCTGCTGCCCGCCTGCTTTAAATGGCACATCAGAGGCACATGGTACGTCTTGGCGGCCAACCTGTGCAAGACGCTGGTGTCTAGACCCTACCAGGAGACTCGGTACTCCAAAGACAGCATAAAGACTATATGGACAAATTTGCTGCTGGAATTGGGGCTGATGGGGTTAGACGACCCCATTCCCCGCGCCTCAAAATCCCTACAGACCAAATCTCTGGAAACGCTCAAGTCGATATTGACGGGAAGAACGCTCCCCACGCAACCGCTGATGATGGCCATGATACAGGTGGGAGAAATGGCAGCGTCGGTGGTGGCCAGCTGCTACGTGGAGATTGAGCGAATCAAGCGAGAAAATTTGGGCGAGTGCGTAATCAGAGACGCCTTAGACGCTTGGATCAGACTGCCCGTAGAATGCGCAGGTCCTCTGCCCGAAATAGGGCAAAAGGTGCTGACGTGCACCGTGAACGGTGTCGGCTCGTGCAGCGCTATCGTCGACCAACAAATGTTGGAAAATTTGGAAAATACCAGAAGCGCTTTGGCCGATTCGCAGGCAGCCGCCGAAAACGTCTGGGACGACCAACTCGAGAATTTTAGGCGTCCATCGGACGAAGCTTTTGCCACCACGTTTCTCAAACACGGGACGTTGGGGCCTGTCGCAAATAGGTGCAGGAAAATGCTGTTGAAGCTTTAGATTCGATGCGCGCTTTAAACTAATCTGCATATAAGCAGATTAGTTTAAGATTTTTTTAATCAACGACATTTGTGAACGCACACTGCCGCGTAAACGAACCTGCCGTCCGATACTCTCTTTAGCTTACGCGCCTCTATAGACTTTACTCTCAGGCGGGATCCTGCCGAAACCCTACACTCGCACTCAGAGTATCTCCACTGATCAGACACCATGCAACCTTTTCCCGCAAACAAGATTGTCTTGTCCCTATCTTCCACCAAAGGACCGTTTTTGTGAAACCCAGACACCTGGTAACCTTCTAAACACAATGACCAATCGTCAGGGTGGCACGCGTCGGCTTCGTAGCTCACCAGAGCCTCTAGCCTACCAGACACCCATTTCATGTCGGTTACGGTCGCTTCTCCCAGGACGTCAAACACGTAGCCGTGCCTGCCGACAATTTTGTCGGTCCTGGCAGACCTGACGACCGCGGTAAAGTCTCTGTCTGTTATAGACATTTTCTCTGTAACGTGTTTAATGGGCATAACTGTGTCAACGTTAAGTTTCCTTTTGCATGCAAAAGGAAAACTATTTTCCATCATCTTTGTCTATGTGTAGTTTGCACATGGCTCTGACTGACGGACCGGACCATCTCTGCGACACAGTTTTAACGGCAGGAGGCACGACTGCCAGCCAGCAACGAAGCACGACAATCACAGACTCTTCCTTGAGCTTTGTCATTGTTTTTAACGTCTAAACTCACGAGTTTCCTGACTTAATCTTCAAACTCTGATTCCGAACCGGCAGGAACAGCGGGTCTGGAGCGATCGTCTGTCTTACCTCCTTTGATGGCGCTGTTGAGTGAAGAAATTTGCTGATTAAAGTCTCGGATCATGGTCACCATCTCTGCCTGAAGGCGAGCCATCTTCTCGTCGATGGACTGCTGGTCAGGGGCGGCGTAGCCCACGTCTCTCATCCTAAAACTGCTCATGGCTTTCTTTTAAATAAGGTTAGTTTCGAAACGGGCTAGATTTTGGGAATCACGTACCCGCGCCTGGGCCTGACGGCTTGAGACGTGCCTTGGTAGTGGACGGAGGGGTGAGCCGGATGAACCGAGGTAGGCGCTACAAAATGAGCCGCGTCGGCGGCCTCTGTCATGATCCGCTCTAAATTGTGCTTGGCCGTAGCCCACGCGGTGTGGCCCGGAAGCCTGGAAGAAGGGTGCTGTCTGGCTTCTCGCAGCATTTCCTCTGCCATCTTGGCGTAAAGGTGAGGTCTGTCTACGTTAATGCCGTACGTTTCCAAAAGGTGTTTGGCTACAGCCTGAGCCAGCGCTTCGCCCTGGTCAGGTTTCACGTCGACGCGGCGAATCACCGTTCCGTAGTAATGGGTTGCCATCGTTTTATTAACCCATCCAATTGTAAAGCGCGCACAACACGCCTAAAAAGATTCCCAACCTGGCGGCCTCGGAAAGCGCGGAGCCGCACGAGCACATGTGAGGCGGGTTGTTGATGATGTACGCGGCCGCTACCGACGCGCCGTACGCAATCAGGGGCGCAATCAGGACCTTGCCGTAGCCCGACAAAATTTGCTCTGTCTGGTTCGCGTCCGGTTTAGTCACCATTCTGTCGATAAACTTTTCCATCGGAGCTCTTTTTCCACACCAGCGCTCAAAGCGGTTGCTTTGAAAGTGGGTTAGAGCCGTACATAAAAGTTTCTGTACCCACAACCATGAACGCTCAACTGATTCTCTTTACCGCCTGCGTGGCAGTGGCCTTTGCGCAATCGTCAGTCAGGCTCTTTAACGGAGTTCACGTCGGCCTGACGCACGTTGACGGGGCTCTCAACGCCACCAAAAACATTAGCGATCCCAATGGCGTGTTTGTCATGAATCCAGACTATCCAGAGATGCCCTCATGGTTATCTTCTAGCAGCCAAGCCCAAAAGGACGCCTGGATGGAAAATGCCAAAAAGAACCACGTCAGTTTCGTCAACACCGACTCTGGCAAACACCTTTGCATGGGCAAGAAAGGGAAACCGTTCCTGGCAGTCAACGCAACCAAAAAGGCTTGCGTCTTTTCCAAGAGTGAGATGCAAGGATTTTCCCTGCTGCAGTCTATGCAACCCATGATTAAGGAAAATGGACACAACCGTAAACTTTACCTGGGTGTGAAATATCTGGGATATCTGATGAAGGGTTCTCAAGTCCTTCCTCCTTCCCCCGAGGGCCTGTGGTCCATCATTGACTCTGCCCAATCTACTCTTCCCCAACTCTCACAAGACGCCACTGAGCTGATCGAGGATGAGAGGGACCCAGATTACTACAAAAAGGAATGTAAGCACAAAAAGTGTTTTGCAGAATTTTGCCCCCAAAGTCAGTAATTGTGCTGACAACATTTATTAAAATATTGTGATTGCTCATACGGAAATTACTATGCGCGCTTTAGCGCATAGTAATTTATTCTCTACAATCTAAAACTATATTAGGTTAAATTTAGTAGCCAAGACCACAGTGTGCAACTCTGCGTCTTCGGCAGTCTTGGTCGAAAGGTCCTGGCAAAGTTTTCCATATTCTGTTCTCATGACAGACGCTTTGGTGTAATCAGAGATCCAATCGACGATAAAGGCTGACCTGTTTCTGGCTGGAATCTTGGTGGGAAATTTTGGGACCGTTATCATACTCTCCAATTTCTGAAGCATGGAAATTGTGTCTTGTCCCAATTTGCTGGCAAACTTGACAGACAAGAGATTGCGGTGGTCTGTGATGAAAATTTTGTTGTGAGTGCCCCCGGCCTGGACCTCTCCTGTCCTGTAGTTAAAGTCTGTCTTACAGTAGGCGCACGTCATGTCGTTGCAACCGTCAATCTTTTCCACGTGCTTTTTGCAAGTGGGACACTTGATGTACTGTTCCACTGCCTGCACAGTTTCCAAATCTTCCTTTTTGCAAACGTGGCCAGTTTGGGTCTTGATCAGAACCTTGCAAGTGGGACACTCTTTGGTGCCGCAAGTGTCGCACGGTTTTTTACCCACCACAAATCCCATGCAAAACTCTGAGGGGCAATCTTCCACCCGTTCAACAGTCGTGTCCACTTTGCTCTTGACGTAATTGTGCACGTCCCTTTTAAGCCACTTTAAGGCAGCCGTTTTAGCCGCGGGCGGTAACGCCGCCAAATGAGTGGCGACACCATCGTTAAAGATGGCGTCGTACTGCTGCGACTTTCTGAGGTGCGTCTCCCAAGACTCGGTCACCCGAGAGCGCAAAAGAGTCATACCACTTTTGGTAAGGTATAGCTGCAGGGTTTTTGGCACGTACAGAGTACCGCAATGGCATTTTGGCAAACCCTCAGAGTTTCTCATGACTCCCTCGGCGCATTCTCCGCAAATGACTGCGCCGCAGGCTGCGGTGCAGGGAGGAAACTGATCGACAACGTCAAAGCAATAGAGGCACTCCATAGTTTTGTCAGTAGATTAGACAGTTTATTACAATGTTGGGGTGCTTTGCAACTGCTCAAATTTTTTCCCCTCTCCTTCATGAGAGGGAAAAATTTTAAACCTACAAAATGTGTGTGTCTTTATCGCCGATAGCCAAACGTGTCCAATAGTTTGTGAAAGTGGAAGGCTTCAATGTTTCCCGTTCTAAAGGCTGCCGCTTCGCAGTGTTCTTCCAACACTTTGTCTGCGTCCTTAAACAGTGTTGTTTGTTTTGTTTTGAGGCAGTCTGGTAGGGAGAAATTTATTGGGAGTAAAATGTGTTTGGCAGTTTTGGCTATGTCAAGGTCCCCGCGCAAAATTACAGCGCGCCTGTGGGTGAGGACCTGCTTCAAGTAGTCCTTTTCCTGTTTACTCTGCACCATGACGACAACGTCACCGCGTTTATGCTTGGCGCACTCTGCGTCTATGGCTTTGGCCAGGCTAGATTTCAGTTCCAATTTATCCATATCGAAAGGGTGCCAATTTTTAGCCAATCTAGCCGCCAGCTCGGAAGCCACGCTTTCCGGCTCCCCGTGCTGGTCGTCCATACTCACCAAATCGGCAGTGTTGTCCCAGTTTAAGCTGGTCGCGCAAGAGCCAGAGAAACTTTGCGCAGAGTTAACGTCTAACCCCGGTCCTGTAAAGATTTCCTCGGGGGTCTTGGCCATTATGGCGGCTGCCGCCAGGCCGTTTTCCGCGATTGCCATTTTCGCAAACGCCACTGCCGGCATCAGTTTAGAGTCTGGGTCGCACGCAAATATGGGCCCTCTGCAAACCGCGTCCAGGCGGCCAACGGCCCTCACCACTTTTTCTTCTGCGGTGCTTTCGTACTCTATCACTCTAGAGGACAGGCCGGTAGACACTATTGCGCCATAAACTGCGGAAAACATGGTTTTGACGTCAGTGGTACCCATGTAAAGCTGCATGCTAACCTGATCTGATATGTGCAGCCACGTGGCGCGGGAACCCGCGACGGGCCTAGTGTTGTACAAGATGTCTTCCACGTCATAGTCGTCCATGTCGATCCTGTCTAACCAAATCAGGTCGTGTTTAGGGTCGACGGGGGATTCCTTGACGCGCTGATACGTAGTCAGTGTCACTCCGGAGCATTCCCAAACTGCAGCGCGGTCCTGTTGGCGTCCGTCAGGGTCGACCCTGATACCGCCTGCTGTCGTCACCACCAGCGGGTCCTTAAACATGGGTAATATTTTGGTTTTGACAGACTGGACCAAGTCTGGCCCGTCTGTCGCCAGCAAAACACCGCCCGATGGAAAGGATGCAATCATGTCGCAAATCCAAGTGGTTCGAGGCACAGCCATTGTCAATCAAGGTATTGATACCGATTTTAAACGTGTTGGTTGGCGCAATGGCTCCCATCATCTATTTTGGCGCCGTGAGCGGCCATGGTGTGACCCAATGACCTAGTGGGCGCTGCTGAAACTGAGTGAAACGAGCTCGTCTCCGTTTTTGACCTGACGGTGCCCGTGGCGTGACTCTTGGGGGTCACTGAGCCCTTTATCGTGTGACTAGAAGTAGCTTTGGCAACCGCGGACGCGGGCAGCCGGTCGGTCATGGGCACAGACATGGCGCTGTGCTCCCTGTGCTCGGGCCTAAACGGCAGCTCGTCCCTTCTCCAGCCTGCAGAGGTCTTTAGACGGTCTCCCGAGGGCACAGACATGGCGCTGTGCTCCCTGTGCTCGGGCCTGAACGGCATCTCGTCCCTTCTCCAGCCGGCTGCGACGTTTACCCTCTCTGACATGGGTACGGCCATGGCGGTGCGGTCCCTGTGCTCGGGTCTAAACGGTACCTCGTTCCTTCTCCAGCCCGCCGACGTCTCTAGACGATCAACCGTGGGGACCGCCAGGACCTCGTGCATATTGTGCCCCACGTAGATTCCGCCAGTCACTTCCATCTTGGACGACGCCATGTACTGTTGCGCGATGGCGTCTGGAAGAGTATGTTTACCGTTGATTATCTTGGCCATGTCTTCTACAGGTCTAGCGGGTCTAGACGCCGCGCCCGAGTAATGGGACTCGCCCGGCATCATGGGAGGCATGTGGACCTCTCCCACCGGAACTCTAGACATAGAGTGTCCCGCGACCACCGGCTCGGGCTGACGGTACGCCTCTGGGTGCGCAGACTTGGCGTTGCATAGCCCGGCGGGTCCGGGCGGAGGATCCTTGTGAAAGTGCGACGGATCTCTCATCCTGTCTACACCCCTAGAAGACTCTAGGGGTAAAATGTTGTCGCTTTCGTCGAGCGGGGCGAGAACGACATACTTGCGGTAGTGAGGTTTCACGCCTGAGCTGCCTTTTCCGTGCCGTCTGGGTCTAGGGTTTGACAGGGTCACAGTCATGCCCTGTCCGTGAGCTCCGAAATGGGTAATTACAGGACCCATCGCTTGCTTGTGCCTTCCAGTCCATCCGTGCTCCATTCCGCAGCCCCTATCTTTTCTGATAATGTATCTAGCGTCATACATGTTTTCTTATACTGTGACGTATAAGGAAACTGTCTTTAAACTTTTGGCTTAGACAATCTTGTATCTAAAGATGGCCTTTTTGCATTCTGGACAAGTGTGGTCAATATCTTTGGTGCTGTTGCAGATAAATGGGATGCAACAGCATGGGATGCAGGTAAGAGTCAGAGCGGCGCAAACGATCCAAGTCATTCTGCCGGTAACGTGGGTCAAAACTGTAGTCACAACCTTGTCGCAGTGAGGGCATTTTACCTTTCCCGGAGAATCTTCCAGCTCGCAGGGCAGAGTGGTAAAAGTGTCAGAGTCCATAGCTATTTATATTAAAGCCGTAATAGGTGGAAACTTTTTCACTTGTTTCAATAAAAGGATGTTTCTGTCTTCTGCCGTACGCAAAAGTTCTAGCGGGTTCAGGCACACTCCGGGAGCTCAGCGCTGGGTCCCGGGTAAGATGCCAACCCCCTGCCACGGGCACATTACTTATCGCGCCCAGTGCACCAACGATCAGTGTAGAACGGTGCTGGGCCGCAGGGACCCCGTCTTGATCCAAAAAGGTTTAAACAACACAGAACGGGTCAAGGGTTTCATCTAAAAATTGCAAGTTTCACGTCCCTTTGCAAAGGGACGCGAAAACCATTTAATTACGCCAAATTCCACGCTTTCACCAGCGCTCTAAAGTGAGGGCCTTCCCAGTCAGACTGACGCACGCACGCAAACCTGTGCCGAGTATACGAAACGGGCTTCACGGCCAGGTCCAGCAGGCTGCAAACCTTCAAGCCTTGCGCCATCATGTGCTTTTTGTGAGAGTGTTTGGCCACAATGACTAAAACGTCAGGAGAGGTTTCGTTGATACAAGAAATTTCCTTGACCATCTGATTGAGTAAATGCGCGTCGGGGTGAGGGGCTTGCGGTCCCAAAACTTGTTGGGCCACCCGACTGAGCGGAGCAGTGTCTGACTGAATCCAAGTGGCTTTAGTTTTCCAATGTTGGACCCGTTTTCTAGTGAGCCAAACGTCTTCTGGGTTGACTAACCACAAGTAATTTTTGCCCAACTCTTGACAAAAGGCTTCCCTGTAGTCGACAGCTTTGGCTCCCAAAAGTGTCCAAGCTGCTCTTTCCAGATAAGAATCAGACACGAGTAAAATTTCGTCCTTGTGTTCAGTGATCCAGGGGATGGAATCAGATACCCACAAGGCGTGAGAGACTGGGCCGTAGACGGCGCAGCCCTCTGGGTATTTGGAAAAGGAAAACCATTCGCCAGAAGCCATCTCTGCGGCAAATACAGCTGATTATTTCAATCAGATGTATTGGACTATAAAGGCTATCAAATCACGCTAGTCTCCTGAAACTTGTTGGTACAAGTGTTTGGGTTTCCTCAAAATATTTTTAGCCGCATGGTGCCAATTGTTGTGAGGTAAAATCACAGTGAGTCTGGGTTTAGCGTAAAGCTGGCGCCAAGCCCCCACTAACCGTTTTCCAGATTTGCACTTGAGCAGGGCGTACTCTCCAAACACAATGAGCCTATCGGGAAGAGAGGTTTTGTCACACAGTTGGGCAAAGGTAAAGACTGGCAACCTATAGCTTATAAAATGCTGAACATACTTGGCCAATTTAGTGTCTGGAACAGCCACGGCCGCAAATTTGCCTGCCGCGCCAGACTCGATGTATTGCAGCAGAGCCGAGCAACAGGCGGGTTTGTACTCGTCGGCCGAGAGGACCGCTTCGTGGTCCCAGTCGTATCCCGCGCAGGCACTTTTCATTCTGGGCGGTAGAGCGTCGTGGAGAGACCCGTTCAACATCCTGACGGCCGCAGATTGTTTGCGCGGGTCAGTTTGCTGCTGCTCAAAATTGGGGCTCTGAAACTCGGCTATTGTAAGTTCTGTAAAGGCCACTTCGGGCGCCAACCTGGTCCAAGTGTCTTGCACAGAAGACATTTCGCTCAAAACGAGCACAAACCTCTCAAAGGGAGGTTTGTTAAACTCGACCACGCAATCAGTCTCTGGCATGAGAACGTGATCGTTTTCCAGGCCGATGACCGGTACGAAATGTTGTCCGGGAAACATGTAGTTTGTCAGCCAGTACTGATCCGTGTCGTCAAACTGACAGTTTGTAAAGTGGATCCACAGTTTACGTTTGTTGAACCGTTTTAACTTGAGTAACCACTGCTGCGACGAGACGCAGTTAAAATCTTGGATAAATAGCAAATCGCAATCCACTTGCTGGGGAATGTTCCCGGCCACCAGCTCCCTAAAAGTGTACGTCAAGACGCCTGCCGCTCTCCAGCTCGGCGCTAGAGCCCGTTTGGTTAGGACGACCGTTTTGGCCGGCCAACTCTCCACGGCCTGCCTCACAACAAGCGGTTGCTGAGCCACAAAGACGCCTCCCAGCGTGTACCTTTCCATCTCGCTGTGAATGTGTTGCAGTCTAGTTTTTTTCCTATAAGACTCCATAGCTGCTTTCAGAAACTGAAAATTACAGTCAACGTAAATGTCGGTATAACTCACTATACAAATATCATGAGTGGATTACAGACACTGGTTTGCCTACTTGGTGCGTTTTACATCGTTCCCGTTTGGTGCTGGAACGTCAACGGATTGGGTATGGACACTGCCTACGAGTGCACCAGCTGCCCCGAGCCTACCGTGACTGGCGCAGGAAATCTCCCAAACGAGCAGAGGGCAGCTTACCTGTTGGGCGGCGGGGTGGGCGACGTGAGGCAGTACTCGGACCAAGATTGGAACCTGGGATTCCAAAACGGGTTCACCGTCGGTTACGGCGATCCTTGCCAAGACAAGTGCAGACCCTTTTCGGCCAGCGTTCACTACTGCAAACCCCAAGGTAAAAAGGAAGACCTTCTCATGTGCGCCAACATAGGCAGAGACCAGTACGGCAGACGGTGTCAGACTTACGAAAAGACTTCTGGCTATAAAAATTACTGCTACGTGGTGAACGCCAACTCGTACTGGCCTCACAACGGAGGCAAGTGGGGATACACTCACCCCTTTCTGTGCTATCAGACGAAAAAGAGCTGCAGGTACGGCTATCTGGACGGAGATGGTCACTAAGTGCTAGAAATATTAAAAATGGTTTAACGGATGTGTATTTTTCCTGAAAAATACGCATCATGGAATTGTTTGTCTATCAGTGGTTTTGCGACGGAACGCAAGAAGTTAGAGCATATTGCGTAGACTCTGATTCTGTCACAGTCTGCGTTAGGGTGACTGGTTTCAGGCCAGGGTTTTACGCAGAAGATGTTAGCGTGCTGAAAGCCAAGTCTTTGCTGAGAGATTTTTCTCCCAACGCAGAACAGAGAACGAGAAATCACCTATATTCTACCAGGGGAAGAGACGTTCCTTTTGTTTGGCTAGATTTTAGAAACTGGTTTGACGCTAGAAAAGCTGCAGACGTTTTAGTCAAAGCGGGCGTCAAGTGCCATCAGTGCCGCGCCCAACCCGTCTTGCAGCTGACGACCGCAAGAGAATTGCCCACGTGCGGCTGGATAAAAGTTTCACCGGCCGTGCTCGTCAAACGGGAAAAGTATTCCAAGTGTAAAAGGGAATATCTGGCAGATTGGAAAACTGTATCGCCGGGCAGAGATTTGCATCAACCTCCCATCACTTGGGTGGCTTTGGATCTGGAGGTAAATTCAGAGGTGGAAAACGCCATGCCCAAAGACAGACCCGGAGACGAAATTTTCATGGCCGGAGTCATCATCATGCGGCCGGGTAAAGCGCCTTTGCGCGTTTTACTGTCTCAGGAAGCAACAGATTACCCGGAACAAGCCGACGGGTTTGCGGTGCAGCAGTACGCAGACGAAAAGAGCTTACTGCTGGGAGTTTGCAGAATGTTGTCTTCTGTGAAACCTCAAGTCATTTGCGGCTACAACGTGTTGGGGTTTGACGTCGACTACATGCTCAAAAGGTGCGTGAGACTGGGCATAGAGGAACCCTTGTGTTTGGCCGGCATGGCCGCCGAGAAGCCCGCCAGGGAACGTACCATCGCCTGGTCTTCGTCTGCTTTCGGTGCACAAAAGTATAGCTACATGGACTGGGAAGGCGTGGTGGTGGTGGACCTGATGCCCATAGTCAAGAGGGATTACAAGTTTGACAGTTACAGGTTAGATTTTGTGGCCGAAACCCTCTTGGGCAGCAACAAAGACCCCATCACCCCGGCAGACATTTTCAGAGCTTTTGCCACCAAGGAAATGTTTGAGGTGGGCAAGTACTGCATACAAGATGTTCAGCTTTGCGTCGATCTGATGGAAAAGCTCCAAGTGTGGGTGGGTTTGACAGAAATGGCCCAAGTGTGCCGCGTCAACGCCTTTACCCTCTTTACTCAGGGACAGCAGATTAGGATCTACTCGCAAGTGTACACCTTTTGCGAGAAAAACGGCTACGTGGTGACGGATCCGGCCGACGGAAAAAGAACCGCTTGGCTCAAGGACGACGGGGTCGATCAAGACGGGCCCGAGGAAGACTACGTGGGCGCTCACGTGGTGGAGCCGGAGCCTGGCCTGTACGACAACGTGGTACCGCTAGATTTCTCTAGCCTGTACCCCAGCATCATGATCGCCAAGAACGTGTGCTACTCTACCAGGGTGGAGCCAGGCACTCCGGGCTCTGAAACGTTCGAGTGGGAAGATCACCTCAACTGCTGTCACGACCCCAGAAAGATAGAGTACGAAAAGATTACCAAAGACTTGTGGGAGCTGGAGGCAGAAGCCAGAGAACTCAGACGAGAGCGGGATTCCATTTCTAGGAAAAGAGCCCAAGAGCGGCAGCTGGTCGTTGACTCGCTCAACACGGTGATGGCTGCTCAAAAGATGCTCCGCAACACTAGGGCAGACCTCAAGAACCAATTGGGTACAAAAACTGTGTGCGCTTCTAGGCTGCTGGCCTTTTACAATTCAGAGACTCTGAAGGGAGTCATGCCCACCATCCTCACTAATTTGTTGGACAGCCGAAAAAGAGCCAAAGCTGCCAAGGCCGCGGCGACAGACAAAATCACAGCCATCACCATGGACAAGAGGCAACTGGCGTACAAAGTTTCAGCCAACAGCATGTACGGAGCCATGGGCGTCAAGCGGGGTTACTTACCCTTTCAGGAGGGCGCCATGACAGTCACCTATCTGGGCAGGCAGTGTATCGAGACGGCCGCGCACATTATCGGCACAGAGCACGGCGGGCAGCTCGTGTACGGGGACACAGATTCCAACTATGTCACATTCTCTGACGCCAAGACGCCTGCAGAGCTCTGGGACAAGGCGGAATCGGTCGGCAAGATGGTCTCCAAAGCTTTCCCGGACCCCATCTCTCTCGAGTTTGAGAAGGTCATTTATACAAAGTTTTTAATACTGGGTAAGAAGCGGTACATTTACTTGAGCTGCGACAGGGACGGCAAGAGCTCTGGTCAGATGGGCTACAGGGGAGTGCTGATGGCCAGGCGCGACAATTCGGGGCTGGCCAGGAAAGCCTATAGGGCCACCGCCCAGGCGCTCCTGGAAGGAAGAGATCCGTGGGACGAGCTCAACGGAATTCTGGCTCAGATTTACACAAACTCTTGTAGCCTCAAAGATTTTGTCATTACCAAGCAGGTGGGCTCTTGGTGTCGCGAGTACGCCTTTGTCCAGCAGTCTGAAGAGGGAGTGAACGTTGTGGGAGACTACAAGGTCAGAGATATGGAAAAGGCTAAAAAGGAAGCAAAAGAGGCGGCCAAGGGCTCCAAAGACGGCTACATGGCAGCTCTGTACAAGCTGATCATGGCGCAGATGCCGGGTCACGTTCAGTTGGCAAACAGGATGGTCAACAGGGGGGAGACGGTGGCGGACGGGACGAGACTCGAGTACGTGGTGCTCAGGCCGTGCTACGACGGGAAAAAGTGCAGGTACAAGAACCAGGGACTTTCAGACCGATTGGAAACTGTCAATTACTACAAGAGATTTTCCCAATACCTTCAGCTCGACGTAGACCACTACGTCAAAGTGCTCGTCAACCCTCTGGATCAGCTGCTCGAGACGGCAGGCAGGGGTAAAGATCAGTTCAAGGCAGTTTACGGCTACAGGGCCAACTACAGAAAAGTCGTCGAGGACATAAAGACACTGAGAGCATGCCCCGATCTAGTCAAGGTTATCCTGAAATAGATTTGCTATAAAAAAATGTTGCATTTACAAATAGTTTGTAAATGCAACAAAAGTTTTGTTTAAATTAAACCCACAGACCCCTGAGGTCCGTCGGGTCCCTTGACTCCCTTGGGTCCGGGGAGTCCCTTCTCTCCTTTGGCGCCCTCTGGACCTTCTGGACCCTCTTCTCCGGCGTCGCCCGCGGGCCCTTGTCTACCCCTGGGGCCGACCGGCCCCGTGTCTCCCTGAGGTCCCTGTTGCCCTCTGGGCCCCCTGAGCCCAGACGGACCTCTGGGCCCGTCGTCGCCTTTCGGACCCGTTTTGCTAGAGTCTATTGGCCCGTCTGAAACGGTGGCTGACTTGAAGCCAGCAGTCATTATAATGTCCAAGTTGTCTGGCGCCTCGAAACCCGGAGACCCGGGGTCTCCCACCTCGCCTTCTGCCCCCGCGTCTCCCGATGGCCCTAGACCTCCTGGTGGACCGACGGGTCCCTCTGAGCCCGCGGGACCCCTGGGGCCAGGCCTGCCCATGGGTCCGGCCGGCCCGGCCGGGCCCGGTTGACCGGGGTCGCCCTGAGGCCCTTCGGGTCCACCGGGACCCTCCCTTCCGTCCGGTCCTTGTTCTCCGAGATCGCCCGCCGCGCCTCTGGGCCCCACCGATCCCGCCGCTCCAGAGAAACCCGTTTCCCCCTCCAGATGGATGTGTCTCCCGGCTTTACCCGGAGGACCCCTGTCTCCCTTTTCTCCCTGAGCTCCCATAGGAGTAAAGTAATTACAACATAAAATCCTGAAGCCCATTTTTTTTAAAATCCGTCTAGACTAAAGATATTTCGGAGGCCCCTGAGGACCAGTATCGCCCCTGTCACCCATTCTCCCCGGAGGACCGCGAGGGCCCGGATCACCCCTTTCGCCCGCGGGACCTCGCGGCCCCCTGGAACCGACGGGTCCCGGAGGTCCAGCGTCTCCCTCCGGACCCTCTACGCCCGCTATTCCCGCAGGCCCTTGCGGGCCCGCGTCTCCCTCAGGACCCATAGGTCCCTCTAGACCTATTGGACCCCTGTCGCCCTTTTCTCCCTGGATCCCCGGACGAGGAACGGCGTCGGCGCCCGCGGGACCTTTGGGGCCTTTTGGCCCCTTTGGTCCCTTTGGTCCTTTGACCCCTTTGCGTTTGAGGTATATTGGATCCCAAGGGTTGTACATGGAGAAACCGTAAGGTTTAAATTTGGGCAAAGATTGCACCACGTTATCCATATCCTCTAAGGTAGGAGTGGGTTTCTCCTCGGGTTCTGGATAAACTGTGGGAAATCTGGGCCCTGATATGACCACAACTTTATCTGACATTTTCCTATATCGTTCGAAATATAGGAAAATTTGGCTCTGTCTAAAAGATTAACGCTGCAGGTTATTGTACGTCCACACTCCAGTCAGACCGCCCGTTTCGTATTCTGTGACGTGGTTCTCGAAAAAGTTGGTCAAGTCTGTTCCCTCAATCAACCACTTTACCCACGGGATGGGATTCTCTGCGGGAGCAGCTTCCACCAGTTTGGGTAGACCCATGTTGGAGGCCCTCAGGTTAATGACGTAGGCCACATAGCCTTTGACTTGAGGGGCCGTCAGCCCGCATAAATTTTCACAGCTTGAAAAGGCCAAGTCTACAAACGCCGTCTCCAGCTCAATCACCTGCAAGGCGTCTCTCCTGCACTGCTCCACCAGCTCTGGGGTGTCTAACCAAGGATATTCTTTGAGCAGGGTCTCAAACAGTTTGCTTACTCCCTCGACGTGCATGTTTTCGTCCCTGACGCTCCACTCGACCACTTTACCCATTCCCTTCATCTTGCCCTTCATCTGGAACGTGAGTAGCATGACAAAGGCCGCAAACAAGCTCACCCCTTCGTTGAGGACCGCTCTAAACAGAGATCTGGCCAACCCTGGCAGAGTGGACACGTCCATCCCCCTCATAAAATCCAGCTTATCCGTCATTTCCTTGTACTCTGCAAAAGCCGAGTACTCGTAATCAGGCATGCCCAGCGTGTCGTTGAGCAGAGAGTAAGCCTTTTGGTGGATGGCTTCGCGGCACGCAAAGCTTGTCAGCATGTTGCGAATTTCGTTGCACCTGAAAACTTGGGTGAGGTAATCTAGGTAGAGGGCTCCCACTTCTACGTCCAACTGCGTAAAGAGTCTGAGGATGCAGCTGATGAAATCTTTTTCCCCTTGAGAAATGGCACCAGATTTCCAGTCTGTCACGTCGTCTCTCAAGTTTACTTCAGTCTCTACCCAGTGCACCTTTTCGTGCTTCACTCTAACCTCTTCTGCCCAAGGGTATTTGAAGGGCTTGAAAAATTTAGACGTTGTAAACATGTCCATTTCTAAAGCTTTCATCGTTTCTGTAAAAGAAACTCTTTTACCCTCAATGGTGACAATGGGATAAGGTCCCTTGACTCCCGGGACGTAAGGTTTCACCGTATGCTCTACACCTTTGGCAACCAAAGACTTTTTCAGGACGTCGCAGTTGCTGCAGCCTGGCTTGCTGACAAGAGTAACGTGAGGAAACATTTCGTAGACGCATTATAAACAGTTTAACAATTGTGAGCATCAATCAAAACGGTTCAAGATTTTTTTTAAAACACTAAAGGGTCTTTTAGCCCTTTAGTGTTTACGTAAAAGCCCTGCTCAATATACCCCCATCTCTTTTGCTAGTTCCAAATCAGACGAAACCACCGACCCTGCAAATAAACAAGAGGCAATGTCGCCTTTGCGCCTAACAGTGTCAATGAGGGCTCTGGCCTTGTCTGACCTAGTCGCGTTCTCTTCCCAAATGGCCTCTGCCTCGCAAGGATTAATCACCTCAAACCTCAACAAATCTTGCAGCATTTGCTCCATGACAGGAAGCGTAGCTTTCTGGATAAAGGTGACGCGTCCGGTAAACAAGTGTTGTTGGCCAATCATGGTTGCTGGTTAACTGGTTATAATGTAGACAAATCTTGCAAAAATGTGAAATCAACCGTCTTTTAAACCCCGGTAGACCCAAAACCTGCTTCTGCTCTAGCAGTTTCTGTGAGTTCTCTCACCCTGACGCAAACTGGATACTCTATCTTTTCGCAAATGAGCTGAGCCACCCTGTCTCCTTTGCGTACCAGGAAATCTTCTTGACCAAAGTTAAACAAGACTATTCCCACGTTTCCTCTGTAATCTGCGTCCACCACTCCAGCTCCAACTCCGATGCGATGTTTGACGGCGAGGCCGGACCTGGGCGCTATTCTTCCGTACGTCCCATCGGGCACGGAAATGGCCAAGTCTGTCATCACTAGCCCGTTTTTACCGGGCGGTATACGCATATTATGGGCAGAACACAGGTCGTAACCGGCAGCCAGTTCACTTCCCTTGGTCAAGTCGCTAGCGTCTTTGGACAGTTTAGTATAGAGCAACAGTGACATGGTTTTCTTTTCCCTCTCTAAAAAGTAAACTGTTAAATGCAAAACAATAGACCCCTTTGGTCTATTGTTTTGGTTAAACCCCCCCCACACAAATTTAGTCTAGTCCAATTTTCTCTTAGATGGAATGTTGGCCAATCTGAGTACAATCGTGGTCGAGATGACTGCCAATGCTGCAATGACCAGCAACGCCAGCTCTAACGCTGGAGTTCCACACACGTGATCCCTGTTGACGTTTCCCTCCCTCAAAATGTGCTTACCCAGAGATTTACAGTCAGTGTGCGCAATACACTCTGTCTGATGCCCCCCTTTAGACCAGGTACCTTTTGGGCACATTTCACAGTCTATGCTTTGGAACGCAGTTGGATCTCTAGTCTTTTTGTAGCCAATGGGGCACTTGCCAAACTTTTCTGCCAAGGCGCAAGATCCTCCCGCTCTGTGCGATGTGCAAGTGTGCCCTTCCAATGGCGCGCACACAGTGTCGTGCGTGGCGGTACAGTCTTTAACCTTGTACACATTGTTGGAAGCCAGGCACTCGTAGCAGCCAAAACACACGTCGACTACGACAAACTGATAGGGCATAGTCTTGTTTTCCGGGCAGGCTTCGCAAACCGTTGTGTTGGGTTGTCCGTAGCCGCACTTGGAGGCCACTCTGTGCCCGGCCGGGCACGCGTCGCAGCACCAGGCTGCAGTGTTGTTGCTGGCGTGAAACTGACCGGGCGTGCACTCTTCCCAAGACACGGCACCCTCTCTCCTTATGGTCCCGCCTGCAGCAACGCAGACGATCGCAAAAGCAACGAGCAGTGTAGTGAACATGATGATTGGTAAAAGCTAGTAAAAGCACATTAATTGGCCCTTTTTGTGCAAACTGATACATCACATTTTTGGCATGGTCTTAGACAACTTGGCCCGACACCAGCCCTCTTGACGAAGCATACCTAAGTAAATTGTACGCGGCGTAAGGGGAAGCCACTTTGTCTCTGTTGGCCAAAATGAGCATGCACACCATCTTGAGATATGCGTCAGACACCGCAGGAAGCTCTCTGACGCTCCTAAAGTCTGAAATCAGAGCAGTCTTGATGGCGGTAAATTGGGCAAATCTGCTCGTCAGGAATCCCACTGGCAAGAGCTGTAGCTCTTGCGGACTGTAAGAGTCCAAGTCTATGGGTCTAATGTAAATGTACTCTGTCTGCGGCCTTTCGTAGACTTCGTCTTGGTCAGAGTCTTCGGCCTCAGGTCTTTCTGCATGGTCCAGAGGCTTTTGAGCGCCCTCTTCTTCACCCTCATCATCAGACTCGTCGCTGTACTCGTCTTGATCAGAGGTGTAATCCAGCTCTTGGGCGTCCTTGTCAATCACGCCTGGCTCCTCTACTCCTTCGTCGTCAGAACTCGAGTCGTCTGAAATGTCGCCAAAGATATCTTGCGCGTTCATTCTTTTGAAACAAGAGTCAAGAACTAGGTTTTACACAAAGTTACGGTACGATACATTTTCACAATGCTGTTGGTTAAACATCACTTGGAATCTTTTAACCATCTGGTACAAACAGAGTTTCCCGCCATGGTGGCGGCAGAGAAACCCATTTCTGTCAAGGGCTACACTGTTCAGTTTGGTAAGGTTTCGTACGAGATGCCTTGCGCCGAAGGTACCCAAACTCGCCAAACTCCCGCAGAGGCCAAAAGAGTAGACTCTACATATCACTCGGCCGTAGTCTGCGACCTGACTGTGACTGACCCAAAAGGGTTTGTCAATCGGTACCCCAGGTTGGAGATTTGCAAGCTGCCCGTCATGGTGGGGTCAGACTTGTGCTGGACGAGATACTCTGACAAACCCCTTCCCGGAGATTGTCCCATGGATCCAGGAGGCTACTTTATCATCAAGGGAAAAGAACGGGTCCTCATACCCCACATACGTCCTGCCTACGACCAACCTTGCGTCTACGCACACGAGGACGGGTGGATGTGCGAGTTTAGGAGCGTCAACCCAGACACCAAGCAATCTGTGTTGGTACAGGCCAGGACAGATTGCAAACGTAAGCTAGAATTTTCTCTCCCTTACATCAAGCAGTACGTGCCGGCCGGTCTGGTGTTTAAAGCCATGGGCAAGACTGAAGACGAAGCGGTAACGTTGTGCGGCCTGGGCGTCTTTTCGGACAAATCGTACGTGTGCAAGACTGCGCACCACCAGAGTATGACGGCCGTCCTGTTGGAGCAGCACGCCGCTGCGCCAGACCAGGCAGTAGAACAACTGGCGACGTACGTGCCCGAAGGAAAAAAGTCGTGCGACAGGGTTTCCTACGTCAGGCACATTTTACAAAACGAGCTCTTTTTACACGGAGGAGACGGGGCCCAGCATCTGGGATGGATGGTCAAGCGCATGGCTTGCGTGGCCGCGGGCTCGGAGGCCCCCACCGACAAGGACGATCTCGTCAACAAGAGGGTTGACACGGCGGGTCCCCTCATTGCGTTTCTGCTCGAAGGATTGCTCAAACAATACGTCAAGCTGTTTATTAAATCTGCAGAATGTCAGAAAAACTTGTGCCCGTACACGGTATTGCAAAACTCTTCAGTCATCACCAACAGCCTGCACCTGTGTTTTGCCACAGGAAATTGGACAGTCAAAAGGATAGGGCCTCCCAGCTACGTCCGAGTCGGGGTGTCACAAGTCTTGTCAAACAATAATTTTGGAGCAAAAATTAGCCATCTTAGACGAGTCATGCACGCCGTGGGTTTCAAGGGTAAAAATATAAAGATGAGACAACTCCACTCTTCTCACTACGGGTTCCTGTGCCCTTATGAGACACCAGAGGGGGAAAAGGTAGGCATCGTGCTCAACATGGCCGAGTCTTGCGGGTTCACCCTCCAGACCGATCGGAGAGAGCTTCTCGACGCCGTCTCGGCCATAGACTGCTTTGACGCCGATAAGCACGCTTGCACGGCTTGGACCGGCGATGAATCTCTGGCGGCGGTGGACGTGGACGGGATGCTGTGCGGCGTGACGACAGACCCGGAGCGCTTTGTGGCCCAGTGCCGTAGAATCCTCGACTCTGACGTGGGCGTAGTGTGGCAAAAGACTGACGGCGAGATTCACCTGCTGGGATCCCAGGGTAGATTCACCAGAAGGATGTTAGACCCTCACGGTCTCAGACCGGCCAAACGGGAAAATGGTGAGCGGCCTAAGAGCGTAGCCTATCACAAGGGGGAACCGTTGGAACCCGTCTCTCTGGCGCGCGACCCCCACGTTAGAGTGTGCTGTCAGGAACTCGCAGTTTGCGCCCTCTACTCGGGAAAAGACTACCAAGAGCCTCCAGCAGCCGAAACGCTGACGGACGTTATGTCTTCGGTCATACCGTTTTACGATCACACGCAAAGCCCCAGAAACGCCTACCAATCCAACATGGGAAAACAAGCCATAGGGTTCCCGGCCATAAACTGCTCAGACAGGTACGACACCACTCTCCACAGGCTAGACTACCCTCAAAAGAGTCTGGTGGACTCGTCTGCGGTAGAGCGGTTCGGTTTCGACACCATGGTACACGGGGCTCTGCCGGTGGTCGCCGTCATGACTGCCGGAGGGTTCAACCAAGAAGACAGCATAGTGCTCAACGCCTCTTCTGTAGACAGGGGGCTATTTACCTGCGTCACCTATCGCACCCTGGTGTGCGCAGACAAGAGGCGGACCAAGTACGACAGCGAAGTGGTCTGCCTGCCCGAATACGGCATAAGGGTCAAGGAGCACGACTACGACTTGTTGGGCAAAGACGGCGTGATAGATCCCAAGGGTAGGGCAGCGGCTGCCAGGAGGGTCGGTAATAGGAAAAACAGATTTAAGGGAGACAGGAGGACGGGAGGGTTGCCAGCGTGCGAGTGCGACGCGCTGTGGATCTCGGCAGGGACGGTTCTGGTGGGAAAAGTGGCCCACTCTCTGGGCCACGACGGAGGAGCAGTCTCTAGGGACGCCTCGCTGGTGGTAAAACAATCTGAAGAAGGCTACTTGGATTCTGTGGTGACAGAGATGGACCAGGACGGCAAGAGGCTAGTCAAGGTGAGGCTGAGGTCCCCTCGCGTGCCCGAGATGGGCGACAAGTTTGCGTCGTTTACGGCGCAAAAGGGAACCTGCGGTGCGGTGCTGCAGCAGCACGACATGCCCTTTGACAAAAACGGTGTTTGCCCAGACCTCATCATCAACCCTCACGCCTTTCCGTCCAGGATGACCGTCAACTACCTCTTGCAAATGTGCTTTGGGCTGGCGGCGTGCAAGCTGGGTAAACGATACGACGCCACGGCCTTCAACAGAACAGACGTGGTGGAGGACATAGCGCGGGCCGCGCGAGAAGCCGGAATAGACTGTTTTGACAGCGTCATGTACTCGGGAACGACGGGCGCCAGGCTGCCTGCTAAAATATTTATGGCGCCCTGTCCCTACCAGAGGCTCAGACACATGGTGTCAGGCAAGATGCACAGCAGGACCACTGGCCCCGTGGACGCTCTCACCAGGCAGCCGGTGGCGGGCCGCTCCAGGGAAGGGGGCATCAAGATTGGCGAGATGGAACAGTGGTGTAAAATTTCTCACGGGGCGTCCGCTTCCCTCAAGGAATCCATCTACGACACGAGCGACAAGTACCAAGTGCCCGTGTGCAAAAACTGCGGTACGATATCGGATCATTTCCAATACTGCAGGCTGTGCGACGACGTGGCGGTGGAGCTAGTCAAGCTGCCTTACACGACAAAAATTTTGTTCCAAGAACTGAGAGGGATAGGGATCTCCATAACCTTCAAGTAAAATGTAGTTTCTTTTGGGTCCATAACGGTCCAAAAGAAACGGTTTATGCAAAGATCCCCGGCGCCACCAGCCTCAAGTTGGCCCGTATGTGAGCGTTGTCTTGAATCAGTTTGTTGAGCATCTCGCTGCTAAACGTTTGCTTTATTTTCTCACCCGAAACGGGTCCGTTTTGCAACGTTTCAATCTCTTTTCTCCTATCCTCCATGTCCCGCCCTATTAAAATTTCTCGCGTTCTGACTGCGGCCAGGCATTCAGTCTGAATGTTTGAGGGCAAGTTTTCTATACTGCCAAAGGTCTTGATGAGTTTGAGTGCCGTGGCGGGGCCGAGCTTGTGGATCCTCATGTTAAAATCTGTCCCGCACATGACGCACAAGTCTAAAAACTCGCGCCCGTTTAACCCAAGCGCCTCCGTAGAGTGCCTGACGGAAATTGCCTTGAGGTTGTCGCCGTAAATGTCTGTGTAAACGGTGTCTACGTTATGGTAGGCCCCGCACGCTATGGCGTCAGAGTCGATGGTCAAGGGTCCGTCCACCAAACCCATCTCTGTCATGCGAACGCAACACAGTTCTGCTTCGTCTGGAGCGTCCATGTAAGGAAACCCAAACGCTTCAAGAGATTGCCTAAAGAGCTGATAGTCTTGACCAGTCACTCTGGTGTCTTTTGCCAAATTTCCAATATAAGTCTCTACGGTGGTGGCAGTCTCTTTGTTGTCCAGCGTAGGTTCTATACATTTAGTTTTACTCAACCGCTGGACGGTGGCCTCCAGCTCGGGAGCAGCCACTTTGCTGGTTTCCCATTCCCTAAACTGCGCCTTGAGTAACTCTCCCTTGTCCACCATGGCCTGCTTGCGGCTCTTGCGGCACATTTTCTCTCTAGACTTTTCTGGCAATGGTTGCCCGTCAAACACAAAAATGGCGTTGACGTTTCTCAGTTTCAGAGACACTAGCATGTAGAGGACCAGGTAGTGCCAGGGAGCGCTGTGGCAATTTTTATACTTGTGGAGCATAAACGTACCGTCCACGGCCAGAGTCTTGCCCGTCATCTTTGTCAAGGGTACGGTATACTCGTAAATTCCAAAACTCTTGAGCAGGGGTTTCAAGCCTTTAATACCCATAGTATAACAAGTTGTGAACAAGGGTTTGGAAATTGGTTGTTTTTCATCTTGTGTGTGTTTTAAAAGCCATGAACCCCGAGAGCTTCTTTTACGGTTTCGGCGCAGCGTTCGGAGCTACGTGGGCTCTGGGTAAATTGCTGAACCCCAGCGACCGCTCGCGGACGTCCTCTGAGGGAGCTCGTTACTCTTTTGGAAAGGAGAGCAAGGGCGAGGCAGAGTGCAGGGCTGCGGCGTACAAGATTACGGGAAAGCGGTTTTACAAAACTAGACCCCAAGAGCTGATAAACCCCGACACTGGCAGGGCTCTAGAGCTAGACTGCTTTAACGACGAATTAATGCTGGCGATAGAATATCAGGGGCGCCAGCATTACGAGTACGTGTCAGTGTTTCACAGGGGAGGCAAGTCTGACTTGAGAAAACAACACGAACGCGATTGTTACAAGAGATCTTTATGCCAAAAACTTGGGATAAGATTAATAGAGGTACCTTACACAGTTAAAAACATTGAGGCCTATTTGGAAAAAGTAATTTAGAAACCGCATCATAATAAAATGGATATCACCGATGATACTGTTGATGCGGTTATAACACATTTGGCCGATTCGGTCAAACGGTTTAACGCTCTGGTGGCACTCCTTGGCGGCAAGGATGTCTAGTAGTCGCATTTTTGCGGCGCGAGTGTTTTACACTCGCATCATCATTGGGAACTGATTATCTGTTGAAACTGAAGGCTCGCGGTACCTTTTGTGGGACCGCGAGCCCCACGGCGTTGGCACTCTCTGCTAGTCACTGGCATTGCGCGCTTTGGACTATGGAGCAATACTAATCGCCTCAAACTTTACATACAAAATATATTTTGTATATTTTGTATTAACATTTTAAATGACTGTTGTGCTAGTATTGGCTTTAAAGCATGAATATCTTTGGTTTAAAAAGATGTGTCTAGTCTTGTAAACCTAATGTAGGAAATTGTGTGGCGCTATGGTCCATCTTAAGATCTTAACTATACTAGGTAGAAATTCTTGTCCCCTTAAAAGGGGACGAGAATTTTATTTAACATACTATCGACTTATTTTATACTATATTTTATTATACCTGCTGGGAGTGGCTCTTGCAGGGCCAAGTCTTGGTTAAGGCCACCTTGAGGTGATGCAGTTCTTAAAGCTTGCCTATGTGCGGCAAATGGGCAAACATAACCATTGTTTGCCTCAGCTGGGGCAAAGTTTACTTGACGTAAACTGCCAGAGAGGGAAGCCTGCGCTGCAGAGGTGGAGGGTTGCTGCGTCTCGGCTGGTTTTGGGCCAGGACCAAACAGAGTAGAGACTGGTTTAGCTCCAGGACCAAACAGAGAAGTGGACGGCTGGGGGGGAGCGGCCGGTTTAGCTCCAGGACCAAACAGAGAAGTGGA